CGGAGTATAATGCTAAAAATTCTTCCATTAATTATTTCCATTGCCTCTTATTATAGACTCTACCTTTGCACAAACTTCCATAAATCCAATTACTTTGATTTTTTCTTTTTTCGTTTCCAGCTTAACGGATTTAGGTTTAAGCCTAGTTCCTTTTGATACCATTGTAACTCCTCTTCCATTTTTTCATATCTAACACGTTCTTCAGATATATGTTTTGAAACAAGTTCGGATATTTGATCATTAGCTTCAGCCATCCTTTGTTCCAGTACTGTGATACGATTTTCGACACGCCAAGCTGCGTATACAAGTCCACCAACAAGTACCAAAAGCTGACCCAACCACTTAATATTAATAGAGAGGGCGAGATTGTCATCAATGACATCGCCTCGTATGCTTCTAGCGGTTTTAGGCTTTCCATCTATAGACCCATTAGCCATCTAACTACCAATATAAACATCCAAATGAATCCAGTCACACCTAACCAAAAATATATTTCTTTATCTTCGTACACGACTTACCATTTCATATCGATTGTGATAATAGCACCATAATTCACCATCGTATAATTTTACATACCAATGTAGAGAACTATCAGAATCTATTATCTCATTAAAGATTGTTGAATTATGATTTGTAGTATCAGGATCTAATGAATAGCCTGATATGTAAGAACCCCTACATCCCATACTAAAAGCAAATACACATAGAGTTAAAATTGAAACTATGTATATGCTTAAACTTATTTTTATTTTTTTAACTAAAAATTTATTCTTCAACTATCTCAACTTCTTCTTTTTCTAAATCTAATTTTAAAGCATCAACAAAAGCTTGTTTTCCAAAACGCAATTGAGTAAGATTAAATTCAGAACTACTTATTTTCCTATCCAAATCAGATATATGATTAATCATCATTTTTTGATTATCAGTTAAATCAGATTCTTTGTATTCTTTATCAAAAAGTTTTATAGGCTTTTCTTTTTGTTTTTCAGCCATTATTAACTCCTATTTGTTATTCGTTGTATTTATTTTTTATCTTTATAAGATTTCTTTACATCTTCATCAAATAATGCTTCTGCAATTTTTTTAACTATTGCATCCTCTGAAGATAAATCTGTTTCTGGATTAATAAAATGAGTAGAAAAACTTGCACCACCAACTTGATTATCACCATCCCATACAGTAGTTGAAGTTTTTACTTCAATTATGTAGCTTCCTTGTTGAGCATTAACTACTTCAACGGAGTACACTTTTTCTTTTCTTTTTAAAGCCATATTTATACCTCTATTTAGTTTCTAATTCTTTTACTCTAGCGGTTAAAGCATCAATCTGTGCAGATAATTCTTTAATCGCTGACACATACAAAGTGTCCTTTTCAGTAATTTTTGAAATATAATATTCAGCACCATCATCTTTAACTAAATTATAAAAATCATCTTCGTCAGTTGCAGTTGATTTTCTAGTCCAAAATGGATCAACCTTTTCAACCTCTTGAGCTATAAAACCTCTCTGAGTTCCTTCTCTTAGCTTTGTTGAAACTTTATGTTCAAATGTTACTGGTCTAAGTGCATTGATTGTGTCAAGTCCTCCATTATAATCTTTTATATTCTTTTTAAATCTCTCATCTGATATTGAACCTATTGCAGTATCAGTTCCAGTTAAGTCTCCATTACCAGCGATTCTAAAATGAGGAGTTAGACTATCTCCAGAATTTGTGCTAAAAGTTAAATCACCTTCTAAAGTTCCACCATCATTTTTAACAGTAGATAGAATGGTGGCTAATGTATTTGCTGAACCATATCCAGCAACAGCAGCACTTCCAACTTGATATATATATCCACATACTCGATTTTGAACCTCACCAACTCTTGTAGCTATATAACAATTTCCATCATCTGCCTGACCAAATACTGCAGCAGTTTCAGTTGTATCAGCGTGAACATCTAAGGTTACTGCTGGAGCAACTTCCCCAATCCCTACATAAGAACCATTTGGTTGCAAAGCTAAAGGTCTATATGCTGTGCCATGTTCTACAACTCCATAATAACCGTAATTACTAGCATTATTTACACCCCAGTAATGTCTTAATTCCCCAGACGAATCTCCACCAACTGTCATAGCTATATTGCCATTTTCATCTGTATCATCAGTTGTATGCTTTACATGGAAAGTTGCTAATGCTCCAGTAGTACCTATTCCAACATTTCCACTAGAATCTATTCTCATTCTTTCTGTGTTATCAGTATGGAACCTCATTTGGTTACTTGCTCCCTCTCCATATATCTTCAATCCATCAGCGTCTGCAAGAATTATTCCAGCGTCTCCATGTGTGTTAATAGAAAGTTTTATTTGAGGATCGTTAGCGTGATAAATTTCTAGTTCTGAGTCTGGGTCATTTACTCCGATTCCAACTGAGCCATTTACATAAACTTTGTCTGTTGACATCTGAAGAGCAAAGGTAGTGCCATTGTCTCCATCTTTAACATTTACTAAATTTGTTGTATCACCTCCACCATCTCGATCAACGTGTAGTAGTTGCTCGTAAGATTGTGCAATTGTTTGTGAACCTAAAGCTGCCATAATAATTCTCCTAAATTATATCTTCCCATTTACGGGATTCGTTTTGCCAAGTATCTGATATGCTATTCCATAAGTCTCTGACTTTAGCAGAAACAGATGACATAGCTGTTGTAATACTTGCTATATTTGCTGAAATACCTAATCTCATTGTTAGCCTATGTAAGCTACTACTGCACCTGATGCTAAATCTATTTCAGTCCATCTACCGAAAATAGTAGCACCTTGTGGAAATGTATCTGTATTTGCTACTTCAATACCTCCAGCACCTTTGGTTGTTGTTTCTGAACCATCAGATAATCCATGTGCTGCAGCTTCAGTATTAAAATAAAGATCTGAGTCTTCTGCTACTAAACCACCAGAACTGTCAAAAGTAGTGTCTTCTAAAAATGTTATAGCAACAAATACAGAATCTGTAGGTGGGTGTGCTGCCTCTGTACTGTTTATAAAAATAGAACCTACTTGACCAAAGCCAATGTTACCTGTTTCTACTACCGAATATTTTTGTTTTCCTCCAGCCATCTTGTTTCTCCTTTCTATGCCTTACCGAGCTTGACTATTCTCATGGGCATCTTGGTTAATTAAATTATTTATCTATATTAAACATCTTCTAGTATAGCTGCTACCTGAATACTTACTGTAGCTGTGCCTTGAGCGCTAGGTTTGCCATCGGCATCTAGTGTACAAGATTTTCCATGTAGTCCTTCTACTGTAAGATTAGGTGCTTTAATCACTAACATTTCACCGTTTCCAAGTATCATGGTGGTATTTGTATTATAAGCAGCATCACCAGTAAGTGATATGCCTATTCCTTCTGTTGATGTAGTGGATATATTCTTTATTGCTACCCATTTTACTTTATCAGAAAGAGATACTGCAGATGCTGAACCTAAATAAGAATCAGATGTATCAAGTATATTAGTTCCACTATGAGTCACTGCAACTTCTGCAAACATCCAAGCATCATCGTCTCCTGATACTGGTGTGTAACTAGAAGAACCCCTTAAAGATGATTTTATATCATCCATAAAAATAGATGCTGTTAGATTTGATGTTGCTTTATCTGCCATAATTAAGCTCCTCTTTGTGGTGGTGCTCCACCAGCTAATAGTTGTAAACCTTGATTATACTCAGCTTTTAATTGTTGATACTGACCCTGCTTCCATTGATAGTCAGTAGAATGCTTTTGAATCTTTGCTGAATAATTTTGTAAATCTGCATTAAATTTTTGAATAACAGATGATACCTCTCCTTGATATTTTTGAATATCAGCAGAATAATTCTGTAGTAATTGAGCATCATCAGCTGAAGACAGCTGTGCATTTTGAATAGCTACTTGCAAACTAGCCTGATACTCTGCGTTTGCATCATTAAATTTATTTAATTCATTTTGTATATTAGCTTGATACTCACCAAGCTGTGAATTGATTTGCTGTATTTTAGCAGAAGCCAATTCAACATCTTCATCTGTGGATATAAATGTAGTTACTGATCCAAAATCTGGTGCCACTACTGGCCCAGTATACACTGGAGCTGTAGCAGTAAAAGTAACTGAATTAGAACTAAGAGTTGGCGCTGATGGTGCTACTGGTAAAACCGCATCATTAATATCAGAAGGAAGACTGGATGTTTTATCAGACATTAATCTTTGTAAACATCTAACAGCACCTCCAAGCACAAGTAACCGTTCTGCTTCTTGAGGAAAATTAACAGCTGCTGAACTTCCATGTACTATCGCTGTACTTCCATCTGTAGTAGGAATCTTTGGTACATAATGAAGATGTCCAGATGTAGCTCCACTCCCTGCAGCTCCATTTACAAAAACAGTTTCATCTTCTATATAGTATACTGGATCTGTATCGCTTGCAGCATGAATTGAAGCAGTGTCATTAAACTTAGCTTTTTGAGCACTAGATATTTGCCTAGCTGGTAAATCGCTTTTATCAACACCAAGCACTCTTTTGCCAGCTGTAGTTAATCCACCAGATGAAATAGCTGCAGTTTTTGCAACTTGTAAAAGTTTAGACGCTGGCAAGGCTGTAATTATCTCAGCACCTATATCTTGTATTGATGTTGAAATAAGATCATCATCACCTACGCTTCCTATTAAATCTTCTATTTGTGTTTTAAAACTCATTATAATTCCGTATATGTTACTGAGGGTGCATCAGCTAAACGTAAAAAGTCAACATAAACAGCTCTCATTTTTCCTAAAGCAGCAGCTCTAACATCAGAATAACTAGGAGAATAACCAGAAGGTTCTGTCCAAGTTCTTGATAAACTTGAAGCTTCAGTTAAAGAAGTTAAGCCATCCCAAGTAGGAGGATACGATGAAGATGTCATAGAATCCCATGTGTCAGTTATATCTTCCCAGTAAGACGTTCCTGTAAATGTTTCTTTCATTAATAGTCGTATTGCCTTATATGATATGGAGAACCATCTCTATCTTGATTGGCATATTTTTTTCCTTCTCTAATGGCTTCTTTCCATTTCTGTTCAAAGTATTGAGCTGATTGTAAAGTTTGAGGATTCAACTCATATCCTCTTGCTATAGCATAATTAGCTAAAGCATCGTGAAATTCATCTGGTATTGCAGGAGACTCAGCTAAAGCAATCCCTGTTCCAGAAGCAACAAAATTTTCATCATGCTTAACTACATGAACTGTTACTGTCTTTGCCTCATCTATTGATATATAATCAGCACTAGCATCAGTATCTGATTTCATTGCGAGACCAATAGAGTCTCTTTCTGTCCACCATACTTTTTTTAAAGCTGCTGTTCTTTGATCAACTGACATCTGTTTTCTCTATCCCTCCAACTAAACGAGGTATCTCATAGCCGTCATAGTCTACTCTTTTTATCTCAATAATATCATCACTTAATTCATAAAATCTTTGATTAGCAACTGATGTAAAAGTATACATAGTTTTTAACATCTTTGTTTTACGACAAAACTCATCATATGCTTTATTTAAAAATATACGTATTTGAGTCTCTCCTAAATTAGGATGATGTTGCTTTACTGTTTCTATTAATTGTTTTTGTGTCATAGTATTCTCAATGTCAGGGGAGCATTACACTCCCCCAACACGTTTTGTTTATTAACCTGCGCTGCTTGCTGCGTTATCTGCAACTGCATACATAGTAACATAATAGTTGGTGCCGTCACAAACAATGTCTGCTCTTTCACCTACAACTGCATTGCTAGCTACAAAAGTAACTTTATCAGCTGCGTCTATTACAACATTAGTATCGCCACATTCAACGCCATACATGACATCTGTAGTACCACCGATTATATCAAAATCGTTTGAACCTGCAGTCCCAAGTATAAATTTGCCTTCCCAACCTTTAGCGTCTCCAACAGCAGGTAAAGTAATATCATATGCACCAGCTTGTGAGCATATAAATGTTTTACCGCTATCTGCAGGGCTTAAAGTTTGATCGGATGCAAGCGTTTTTATTCCACCACTTGAACCACCTAAATAAGGTCTAGCCATATTAAGCCTCCTTACGCTGTGATTTTAAACAGATGATGACTTTCAATTAGCTGTATACCAACACCTTCATCAGACATATACTGATCTTTAACACCGTCAAAGGCATTATCAGTCTTAATGTTTGTCTGATACATAGATGGGCGATAAACTGCATGAAACAGATTTTCATCAGATACTACAGCCATATACTTGTTGTAAGGCCCACGCAATGCTGGAGTTGGAATCAACTGCAACATACCGTGAGGCGTTTCAAGTACTCTGTAGTTAAAACCAAGAGAATCACGCTTCATGTCTCCAAGAGAAACTGTCCAACCTGAGTTGCCAGCTATTCCTGAAGAACCAGCCATTTTAGACCAGTAACCCAAAGCACCAGCACCACAGAATGCACGCTTAACACCTGCTTCTGGAATGTACTGAAATACTTTTTCCATATCATCTACGAAGCTTGAGTATCCATATGAACTGTCAACAGTAAATACGTTTTGTGCATCATGTGTAGACGTAGAGTTACCATACTTTTCTAAAGCTGAAACAATTCCATATGTTGAACGAATTAAATTTTCATTTGTATCAGTTCTTCCACCATCAGCTAAAGTACCTTCATTAGGATCCGATCCTAAATTACCAGCATCATATGCTGCATCTCCAAGACCAGTTCCACCTAATCTTTGACCAAACAAAAATGCTTTTTCTTTTTGCATTTTGTGTTCTTGAGCTTTTTGCCTACGAAGTCTAGCCAATTCTGAAGACTCTCCACGAAGTACTGCTGCTTCTAAAGTACCAGTAACCTGTAAAGGTGTCTTAAAAATCTGACAAGAATTGTAAACAACGTCTAGTTCATCTGCCCATGCTTCTGGAGCTGAACTACCTTCACCGTGTGCATTACCTACTACTATAAAATAGTCATTATTAGAAACGGAAATAGCCGCCCCTGTTAATGCTTTTACAGTAATATGATTTGCTTCTGGTATAGCTGTAATAACTGCAGTACCTCTGTTTGTATCTTTGTCTGAGTTCCATATTTCACAAATCAAACCGAGCCAAGAAGAATCTGGTGCAGATGCTAGATTTGTTGCTCCATCGACTTCCAAAGAATCTCCATTATTATCATTATCTAATGTTGCTCCTTCTGCTGCTTGAAACTCTTGTTTTACCCAAGGATTACGATGTTCAAACATCTTAAAAATTGGGTCTGGGACATTTCGCATTTCCTGATTACTAATCATTGTAGTAAAAGGTGCAACGTCTGTCCATAGCTCCTTAGTGACCTGCGGATCTACGTAAAAATTCCGTCTATCCGTATAAAGTACACCAGAAGCTTTTAGTAGCTTTTCTGTAGCTGCCATTTTAACTCCTATTTGTTATTAGTTTACTTTATAACAATTACCTTCCAAAGAATGCATCATTAAACTTCTGTTGCTCATCACGAGGCTCTTCTGCTTTTCCTGTCTGCACTGCTGCAGTTCTAGGAACAGATAAACGCTCTGCTTGTTTTTGCATTTCTTGAGTTTTCTGTTGCACTACTGGGTTAGTATTTGTTCTCAATTCAAACAACTTTGCTAAATTGTCAAGAGTAAGATTATCAGGACTCTGCGACCAAGATACAAATTCAGCAGCTTTCTGCTGATCCCAGCCAAAATTATTAACAGCATGACTCATCGCTTGTCGTTGAATCATTTGATTTTGCTGTTGATGCATTTGCTGTTGGTATGCTTTTTGCATTTCCTGTTCTCTCACCTGATCTTTTTTTTGTAAAAAGTTCAAGTAATTATCTCTATACTCTTCTTTAGCTAAACGATACTTAAATGAATCACTCTCTGGATCATTATAAGCATCTACCTCATTGTATGAATGCGGTCTGTCAGGCGCTGATGGCTCCTTCAACGAAGGCTCTTGAAGTCCCTGAGGGTGTCCTTGAGCTTGTCCGTTGGAGGGTGACTGTTGCAACTGGTCAAGAACTTGTGGATTATTACGAATCATTTGCTCAACTGGAGCTAATGAATTTTTATAGTAATCCAATTCTTGTCGAATTGTATTTATTTCACCCTTGGCTTTGTCAGCTTGTGATTGCCAATATTCAAAACGAGTCGAGTCGTTTTTAGAGGAAGGTTCTGTTGTTGATTGCTCCGTAATTGATTGCTCCACTCCAGTAGCATTTTCTACTGGCACTTCCTCTGTAGGTATTGTAGGCTGTTCTGTTGCCAGACTAGCTTGCTCTACCTGTGGTTGATCAGCATTACGTGTTTCTAAGATATTCTCCATTACTTTTCCTTTGCGATTTGGTTATTTCCAGCAACCGCTTTCTTCAATTCTTTGTTAAGCAAAATTATTTTTTTAATATTCACCTTCATATAAACCCCTACCTTTTAAGTACCTGTAGATTAAATAGGGAGCCGCTGCGCCTAGGGCATATGTTGGCATTCCTCCAAATGGCCTTAATGCAGTTAACATTCTAGCTAATTTTCCACCAGAAGATGCTTTAGTTAATGCAGGTTTTGACATACTTTTTTTCAATATTTTTGAACCTCTTCTAGAAGCATCAAATTCTTCAATTAAGGTAGGGACTTGCAAACCGCCAGCTATAAGCGAATTTCTGCGAGCTTCTTCTTCGTTATCTGTAAATATAGGTGCCAAAACTCCAAATTTTTGAGCCACTCTTCCAACTGCAGAAAGAGGAGCTATAGTTTTTCTGTATAAAGGACTTTTATACTGTTCAGCGTGTCCAAGTTCATGTGCAAGCAGACCATAATTTTTTGAAGGAGTATTAACAGTATGACTTTTAGGATCATAACTTGCATAAAAAGGATTCATATCAAAAGGAGGTTTAAATCCTATATTTCTATATGCTTTATCTACATTAAGAACATTAATTTTTAACCTAGGGTCTTTTGCCATTGAATCTTTCATTAAAGATTCTGCTATACCTCGGTTTAAGCCTCCTATTTTTCCCATTTGACTTCCATAAGCTACAGACGCACCTAATAAACCCATATGCGGAACAGTAGTCTCTACATATCTTCTAAAGTCTCTATTGCCTTCTGGATGGTATGTAGTGTTCATTATCTAAAACCCTCTGGTGTCATTTTTTTATGCCAATCCATGTCTTTTTAATTTTTCCATTATATCTTCATCTGTATCAGCAAACTGCCAACCAGCATCATCTTTTCTATACTTTTTAATAACTTGCATTTTATCTGATGGGTCTTGAGAATTAACAAATTCTCTAAAACCTTCATCGTTTTCTACATAATGATCTACTAAACCACCACTAAGCATTTTCATAAAGGCACCTGCTGTGCCTCCACCCATCATATTATGCCAAACATAAGCACTATCTCTCATGTATTTTTTTAATTCTTCGTCTTGATTTATTCTTCCTAATTGATCACTCACTATCTAAAATCTCCTACGCCTATTGTATCGCCTTGTGGCAAGTCCTTTGTATAAGGATTAAATGCTACATTTAACAATGCTTTACTTAATTTAAAACCATATGGAGACAAACCTTCTCTTTCCATTATTTGATAAACTTCATTAACAGACATATTAGAATTAATTAAATCTCTATCTGCAGCTACCATTAAAGAGCCTATTGAGTATCCAATATCCCCTTCTCCATATCTTTTAAGAGCAAAATTCATAATATCCCCATCTGAGTCTTTTTTCAATAGGGGTGTATGAATTGCATATCTTTCTGCCCTTTCTGCATTTTCTTGAAATTGTTTATATCTACTTTGTTTAGGGTAAGAGGTAAATGTCTCTCCTTCGCCTTCATTAAAAAGAGCCATTGCCCCCATACTAGCTCCTATTCCGCCTAATGCACCTTTTAAAATACTCATTATCTAAAATCTCCTGCGCCCATAGTGTCGCCCTGTGGTAAATCTTTTGTAAAAGGACTTAATTGTTTTTTAAAAAAATCTATTTCTTGAAGCTTTCTATCTTGAGCATTCATAACTTTTTCATTATCTTTATACTCCATTTTGTATTCAATTGCTTTTTGTTCTGCTTCTGCATACCAATTTATTGCTTCATTTATCACATCATCTGAGTATTTATTTATATCTATTTTTTGTTGAGTATGTATTTTGAAAAGCAAATGTTCAATACCATAATCAAAATCAGCAAAAGGACTATATTTATCAGCCTCCTTACCAGTAATTAATTTTCCATCTTTGTAAGCTAATTGTATATTATCACCCCAAGGGTCATCATAAGTTATATTATCACTCATTACTCCTCCAGCCTTAACATTTCTTCATTCATTTCTCTAGACGTATTTCTACGCTCATCAAAGTCTGCTAAATCTTCTTTAGCTAATTTAAGCTCATCTGCTAAACGAGTTTGATATAGTTTAGCTGCCATTTCTACTTTAGCTTCTGCTTTAGCAAGTTTCTTTTCAAATTCTTTTACTTCTACACGCTTACGATCATGCAAGGACTCTCTTTGTGCGGTCTGAAGATCGCCCTTAAGGTTTTTAATTTCTTCAGCTTGTGCCTGCATTTGTTGTTGCATCTTTTGCATCTGTCCAGCTCTTTCTAATACACCTTCCATATCTGCAACGTCAGTCTGCTTAAGAACCTCAATCTGATCAATAAGACCAGTTTGATATAATTGCATATAATACTCAAACCTCGCCCAGCGATTAGATGGTAAAGTTGAGCCTGATAGCACAACCACATCATACTTACCAATAGTAATATCATTTACTTTGCCCATTAAATTGCCTATGTCATCATACAAAGGACTGTTAATTTCCATTTCTAAAGGTCTGTTATTTGGTTGCATGAGTCTAAATACCTTTTGATCGGTGTAGACATATTGAATCATGCCCACAACAACCTTTGCAAGTTGATTAATGCATTCTTCAATATCGTCTCTCTTTGACTTAATTCTTCTTTGTCCAAATTCATCTAACGCAACAGTTCCTTTAAAAGTCTGAGGAGAGCTACCTACGTCTCCCTGCATCATAGCATATATGCCTAATATTCTTTCTATATCTGCTTTTGCGTCTGCTTCGTTTTTATAAAGCTCATTTGGTAAAGGAACAGGCCCAGCTACGATAGGCTGTCCTAGTTCTGGATCAAATTCAATAACAGCTGTACCAGCTTTTCCCCACTCTTGCTCTAAAAGCTTTCTATCCATACTGCCTCTAGGTATAAGCAACTTAACATTGGTAGAACTTGACGCATGAGCAACTATAAGCGATCTAATCTTATTTATATACTCTTGTAGCCCTTTTACAAGCCTTACGTCACTCATAGGAAAAGGATTCCTGTTAAATCCATTCATAAAGGGAACAATGGGATAATCTTCAATAGGAAGATGAACCATAAATAATTTATTATCACCTACACTAACGCATTGATATATCTGAGTAATCTCTACTTCATTAACCATAATACCACCATCCTCAATAAGATCTGCCTTAGTCATTATATCAATTGTAGTGGTTGTACCTCGAATAGCACCTTGATGCTCCTCCCCTTTCATAGGGACTGGTTGTCCAGTCATAGGATCCTGCATTAAATGATAAGTAGTGCCAATCTCTTCTGCTATCTTCATATACTGACCTACGTTAGCCTTGTCTGTATATATAGTCTGCTCACCAGCATTAGTTACTAATACTATAGGTTCTTTCTTATATTCTTCAAAATCAACTTCATTTAATATTTTTTCTTCCTCACTTAACGGATCATATATCTTATAGTAAGGAAGTTTAATTTTTGTATATCTTTCAAAAAGCTCCAGTTCACGCTCATCTGTAATTGAATCACCAACGTTTCTTCTTTTTAAAGTAACATCTTCACTGTTTAATCCATATCTTGACTCGCTAACTGTGTTTAAGTAGCTAGTCTCAGCACTATCTCTTATTATATCTTCAAATTCAGGATACATAGAAATTAATTGAGTCTGTGTCACAATCTTACCAACTATAATATGAGCAGCATCCCTACAAAAAGGATCACTACTGCTAGGATCAATAAATAGCTCTAATGGGTCAATTGATTTTAACTTGACTTCACCAGAACCAAAGTCGGCATTGGGATCTATATAGGACATCATTACGCCCATGCCTTTTACATAGTAATCGTCTATTGCCTGTTTTAACTCTACATTGCCATTAGAATGATCCCAGATGTAAGCCATTAAATCAGAAAACATCCTGCCGACTTTAGCATCGCTATTTTCTCTAGCTGTTGATTGAAATTTTGGACTGTTTGCTGTAAGCATAGCTTTTGCTTGCTCTACAGCCGAATAAACAACATTGACAACTAAAGGCTCTTGAGCTCTATTGCGAAGTGCTGTTACCTGATCATCTGTCCATTGTTTGCCGTTCCTGAACTCATTATCCTCAACGGCTTGTTTTATCCAGTTCTGTCGTGCTGAACTGTACTCAGTAAGTAGATCTTGTGTTAATTGTACGTCTGTATCCTTTGCGGAGTCTTGATGCAATGTAGATTCCTATTTTAGTTACTTAAACTAATACTTGACTTATTTGTTCCCAAATTATGCTATTTTCCAACTTATGTTGTCTAAATTGTCCAGATTATAAGTATTTTTATTTTCTTTTGCAACTACTTTATGATTAGGAGTATAACATTTTTTCATTGCGTAAAAGAGTCCATCTAGAAGATCGTCATGTTTTCCACGAGGATATAACAAAAGCTCGTCACGTAGTTCTTCCATAGATTCTAACATAAACATTTTCTTTTGAGCAAAGTAAGGCTGCATGGTTTCCAGTCTTGAAGATTTGCTTGTTCTGGGGCTTTCTTTTATTTCCAGTCCAGATATAAATATTTTTTCCTCATCACAGCGTTGTTTTAAATACTCTCGTAGCATTTCCTGATAACCAACGCTTTCTACTCTAACTTTAACTGGTTTAAATATCTTAAAGTATTCAATAATGCTTTCAGCTAATTTCATGGGAGTTGCCCTCTGGCGGTAATACTGGAGAATATACCTATTGTTGTTTTCGTCTACCGCAATGGGCATGATTACAGAGTAGTCTGCCGTCTTGCGAACCGAAGAAGCAGGGTCAACCCCCATAAATACATTAACTGGAATTTCTTTCTTGTCATCATACAAGAAATGCCTTCCATCGTTATCAATCTTTAATTTATAATTATGATATTGAATATATTTCTCTTGAAACAATTGGTCTTCGTCACCAACAATCTGGCACATATACTCTCTATAAAACACAGAAGATCTACCAATTGATTCTAATTCTTTTTTCTTTTGAAGTAACTTGGCTATGGGTTGCCACTCTTCCCATAGAGCAACATTTTCTTTTAAATCTGGTGCAAAATGCATATTAACCCAGCCATCCATTGATTTTAGTATTTCAACTAAGCATCTCTGGTGCTGTGGTGTTCCAATAACTATAATCTTGCCTTTCTGAGGATCTAAAGACGGGACAGCACTTTGAAGGAGCCATCTAAGATTAGCTTCCATAGCTTCTGCTGTTTTAGTATTATTCTCATCTTCAGGGTCGTCAACTATAATAAGAGTAGGTCTTTGACTCCCTACCTTAATACCACGCAACTGTTGACCAGTTCCTTTGCATATAATCATAGAGCCATCTTTAAGCTCTACTTCAGTCTTTGACCATTGCTTCGCACTATGTTGGCCCCAATACCCATAGATTTGCCTGAAGGATTCGCTGTACTCTAAAGTGTCCTTGATAGTTCCAAGGAGCTTTATGGCGTGATCTTGGGTACGGGATACCAACACAATAAGTTTTGCCCCACTGTCGTTCATGATGTGATATAAGGGATAAACACCTCCAACGATAGAGGATTTGGCATGACCACGTGGGGCAATGATATTTACCTGTTTTTTATCGTTATTTGTTAATACTTTAGCTATTTCATAATGAAACCAAGGAGAAGCAGCAGAAAACATATTACTCATAATAACTTTTCCAAATAGTATCATACTATCCTTCAATTTACTATGTATATATTTTTTATCTTTTTCCACGTTTCTTTTTGGGCTTATATGGGCACTTAGTCATGTTACTAATCCTAGTTTCGAGCAAATTGCCTGTTTTTATGCCGCAATGAACGTTACCCTTGGTTATACCTGCAAATGGACATGTTTTGCTCTTTAAGGCACAAAATTCAAACAATTAATCGTATTCTTGTACAAACTGTTCATAGTAATAGCCATATGTTTCCATTTCATTTAATGCATCTATAGCTATTTGGGCAGATTGCCTAGAATCTCCATCAAGTATTACCGCAATAGCGTGTAACGCCTTGACAGCTGCTTCTAGCTGCTGATCTTTTCTACGACTATCAGTATATCCTTCATATTGAAGTTCTGCTTCATTCAACTGGTTCATTTACTTCTGATTTTCTCTGTAATGTTAATTTTTTTTCTTCTTTAGCAATAGTATCTGCTATTTGCTTTGTCATATCTACTTGTACTGTGTCTGTAATAAGTTGTTTATTGGGCTTCATCTCTAATAAGTCCATAATATAGTCATTTGCTTTTAAAAAATTATTTACATCGCCTTTTGACTCTGCCATCTGCAATGCCCTGATAATATTATCTAAAGCGAACTCTTTATTGATAGCTTTATCGCTTAATAATTCTTTTACTTTCTTTTCTACCATACGTTTAGCTGTTTTTTGCTTGAGGAATCTTCTAACGGTTGCTGCAGGAACGGATTGATCTGGTCTATAAATTTGTCCAAGAGCATCAAAGTCCACCGCCTTACTGTCCAAAAGCATATTTGCATAAGCATTAACAGTATTTTTAGCCCTTGATGTGCCAGATTCTTCATCTACCCAAGACCTCTTGGGATTTGTCTTGCTGTATACGCCATACTTGTGGTTTTCCAAGAATTGTATCTTAGAGAACCCACTATCCCATCCAACTCCACAGGTAAGCTTAACAAATGTTTTAACTTTTCCATTCTTGTCTGTATAATCTTTTCTAGCATAACACTCAGATACAAAGTTATCATCCGTAATAGCCCAGTCTCCAATTTCTGCTTGTCTCCAATACACATAATCCAGCTTTTTATTGTCTGCTTCATCCTTTGTGTAGACTGGATGTTTGCTTGTTTTTCCATTAATTCTTCTTTTTATTTGCACGTGTAGCTATATGTACATATAGCTATATGTTCATGTAGCTATATGTTTATATATATATCTCTATGTTATTAATCCATACTCTCTTTGTTAGATTTAGGTAGCCCTAAATTTTGTGAAACTATCCTAGAAACTATCTCATATTCAGCACTTAACACATCAGCGTTATTTTCCTGAAATGAGACCAATTGCTGGTATTGATCTTCGCTCATAGTCTTCTTTTCCCACTTATTAGTGGTCATATTAAACACTTCGTACTCTCTTTTAGGTTTTAATTTCATAAATTACTTTAACTTAACACTTATAGACTTTATAATACAACGCCTTATTCTAGATTTTGTTTCATGTACTCTTTCAAAACTGCAACAAGAATGGGAGTGAGGGAAACATTGAGTAGGTACCCCCCATTAAGATGGGTTGTATGGATCTATTTAGGTTGAGTTGAAAGGTTGAGTTGAGTTGTCACTACAAAACGGTATCAGCTACGCTGATCCAGCTCTACATTTCCCCACCCTGATACTCTTCAGCATGCCCAAGTGTATCGCTATACGCTTACACTTCCCCATGCTATGATGAGTATCAATACATATATAATCCATACAATACCTTGGAGTACTACAGCTCAAATGTTTCCTCTATGTATGGCAATTACGCCTCAATTATACACAAACAATAGGAGATTGTTTTATGGAATTTTTTATTCGCATTCAAGCACAAATTAGAGAAAACTATGCTTTTCTACCAAATGGAAACATGAACACAGAAAACCCTATCTGGAAACTTAAGGGCTGTCAATATTTCATTGTCAGAGTTGATCTTGATCACTTTATGGACAATAGGGATGAATACATTGACAATTTTCAGAAAATCCTAGATAATGAAAGCTCAAAGGGTTGTCTTGAGTTTGATTATCTTGGCCATGAGACACTTAGTCAAATGGATAGGGTTCTGGATGTTAGTGTAACCTCCATGATGAAAGAGTCAGTCACTTGATTGGCTCTTTCCTTTATGTATGAAATTAGGCTAGTTTTACATACGTTCACATTCTTTTCAAGGTTGATGATAAGTCGTGTTGTAAAACAGCCTAAAATTTTAGATTGTAAGGGTCGCAACCTATAATATAGCTTAATTAACTATATTAGTGATGGTGTTATCGCCCTATCCAACGGGGTAGGAGGTAACATCATCTACAATCGAATTTTTATAAAACAATAACAAATAGGAGTTAAAATGAAATCAATATTTCATTTAATAGATGATGTACTTAGTTTTTGCGATCATAACGAACTAATACCAACGGAAATACGAACTTTTAATGGTGGAGATGTATATGTTAAGTATGACAAAAAAGAGCCAGATGCAGAAATAGAATTTAATAGATTCTTAAGAGAATTGCGTAAATGGTGTGTATACACTGGCAGAAATTATAGTATAATATCACATGTTGATTTAGAAATAAGAATAAAGGAAGATTGAAAATATGCAAACTTTCCTTTATGTCTGGTAATTAAATCTAAATTGGAGGCTTTATGCTACTAAAAACCTTAAAAACAGCTTGTTGGTTAACTGTTGGAGTTACAGCAATAGCTATAGAAACAACCTCTAAAGGTGTTAAACATGTCCATAACGAAGTGAAATCAGGTAGACCTCAGAAACTTGTTCACTATCATTGCCATAAGGCAAAGAAAGCTTTCAGCAAAGCTGAAAAAGAAGAAAATATAGTTGATAGTTTCTTGAATAGGTTTTCTACATCGTGAGTATCATACAGAGTGTAAGTACAGCCATTGTGCTTGCACTCTGCACTTTTGCAATGATATTAGGCTTTGCAACTATGATATGGATATTCTTTGGAGCAGTTTCTTAACAATAAAATATAGCCTCACTTATGTGGGGCTATTTCCTTTATGTGTGGCAACAATGCCTAAATAATCAAAAAAGGAGTTTTATATGGGTTATATTAAAGTAACACCAGAATCAGCATTTTCTGATCTTTTAAGCGGAGAATATATTTATTCAACATTTTATAAGCACAAGGTGATAGTTAATACACCAGTCATTACACTAGAAAATGGAATAAATATTGCTAATTTTTCATCACCTCATCCATTTAATTTTATTACTGGTGAAATATTACCAGCTTGTGAAGATAAATGGTCAAATAGGATGAAACTTGATATTGAAGAAATAGAACATAGTGATCCTGAGGGATTTGGGATAGAATGGGTGGATGTTGAATTGAAGATTAGTATACCAAGACATGTTCGTGAGGCATTATATATATTGATGCATCATGATGATATTGATATTATTCTTGTTCCTCATATGGTATTGCAGGCTATGAAAAACCACAGAATGATTACAGATAAATGTCGTGTTATTCGTTGTGCAGATAGGATAACAAAAGAAATCTATTCAGATAAATTTTGTATCTAATATAAAAAGGGAGATTCTTTCTCCCTTTTTTCCTTTATATCTGGCGACAATGCCTGAACAATTAACAAAGGAATCAATAATGACACAACAATTATTAACAAAATTGATAGATCTAAAAAATAAAGCTGAAAAAGATTATGACAATCTTATGAAAAATGATGAGAGATATATATTAGTAAAGAGAAAAGTAGAGGGACTTCAAGAAAGGAAAGACACTATTAACGAAATCATTAAAATAGTGGAAGAAATTTGTCCATATGATGAACCACTTCATAATCATCATGACGGATGTCCTTCGTGTGACAATTGTAATACCCAAGGGTATGTAATTTCCCCTTGGGTTCATTTAGATAATTGCATTGATGAACTTGAAAAGCAAGTGGCACGAATAAAAAGAACTGTTAAAGTCAATCTGTGAACTTTAACATCAATAAGATAAGGCTCTGTTCATCGGAGCCTTTTCTTTTCAAAGCTTTTCTTTATTTTTAAAAGAATCCTTTCAGGACAAGCCTTTCAACAAGACGTGAATTGCTCCTCAATTCCCCTTATTTATTTTATTTCTTTTTACAATGTGATACTTCGTATCTCGTTATATAAAGAATTTAAAAACAGCTTCCTTTATTTATGAGGGCTACATTGCTTTTAGCCACCTAAGAATTAGTAGGTGTATGGAGTAGCCCCAACAATAAGTTCTTAATAGGAGAGAAAAGAACAGAGACAGATCATCTAGGTTATTTTCTCGCACTACATCTTTAGAGTATTTATTTACTTGGCAAAGATGATAATTCTAAAGACAATGAATTAGTACTTAAAGTACTAAACAATCAACGACTACTGTTGAGATTGTGTCGAAAGACTGAATTGTACGCTGGTAACTAAACAAAGTCTAGTCTTTGTTGCTTGGTAATCTAGGAGTTGGTTCGTAGTTATCCAACTGAATCTAAATATCTGAATAATTCATATGCTTTTGACACTCGTGAGGGTATAAAAGCTTTAGAGAAGAGGGTAAGTATTGTACTTCAGGAATTATGTGTTGTGAAACAGACAGATATGATTATCGTGATCCGAAAGGACAAAAATAAAACTATAAGCAACCCAGTTACGGGTAAAGACTCAAATTTATCAGATTGTAAAAAGATCGCTCATAGAGGGAACTTTTTTCTTATATTTTGAGTAAAGACTTAATCCCGTGTAGTCTTATTAAGAACAGTTTCCTTTATTTCTGGCAACATTGCCACTCAACCAAAACATAGGAGTTAATATGTCACAATTAAAAGACATCTTAAATAAAATGTTCTCAATCGCAAACAAAAGCTCTGATCAGTATGGAAACATCTGGTTACAGCGTTCAGCTAAAGATAGTGAGGGTGATTATATAAATCAGCCTACTAATGTAGAGCAGATGAAAGAAGATAAATCAAGAGATTTTATCTACAACCTCTGGGCAAGAACGACAGAAGAGGGACTGTCTGATATGGATAAATTTGTTGAAACAGAACTTATACCAAATGGTATGTCTCTGTTTAAGGACAAAGATACTGGTAAAGCAGTACACTTCTTATCGAAAGATAAGGGTTCTATACGCTTTATGGTAGCAAGACCCAACTTAGATTCAGCTTCATAGCCCTTTTACCTAACTCAATCAACTCAATAATACAGGTGATAGCGTTTAGAGTTTGATGAGTAAATTAGCACATAGGACTTCCTATGTGCTTTTTTTACCTCGCTATGCTCGGAAATTTTTCAAAAGGTGTGCTTACGCACTCAATATATAAAGCAAACAATGGACAAAAGAACATAAATCAACAAGACAACTAAAACAATAATAATACATTGATTATTTTTAACAAAAATAGTAAATTAAACCCACTTTTAAGGGCAGTTCAACAACATTTTCAACAAGATTTTACCCTATGGTTGAGTAAAAAAAAGGAGGCTGTACTTTAGTGTACAGCTTCCTTTATTTCTGCTAAAAATAAGGAGTAATTATGAGATGCATAAAACATCAAAAAACTGAATTAGAAATAGCAACAACCGTAGAGAAAAAATTCGTTCCTTGGCAAACAGAACCAGTAAAAATTCACTTAGATGTAGAATACTGTCCTGAATGCTTTAAGAATCATGAAAAAGGAGAACCTATGTTTCATAATCTTGAGTTGACAAATGAAATTGGAAAAAACGAAGATTTGAACGATAAAATCTCTAGATATACAGAACATTCAAAATAAAAGGAATACAATTATGGAAAGAGAACATATGAGTTATAATCAAGTAAAAATGAAAATTATGGATTCTAAAAGACCAATAGTTAGCTCAAAAAATGAAGACGAAAAAGAAGATTTTGAATTAGCTATTGCAACTGTAAAACAATCTATAAATGACATGAACGAAATATCTCAAGAAATAGATGAAATACAAACAAAATTCGACACTTTAAATTATCAATTAGAAAAAACGCAAGGATCATTTGTAAAAAGAATAGGCTGGTTAAAAAGAAATATAAATGATCTTGAGGAGTTAATATGAGCAAAGCTGCAACATTTTCAACAGTAGCAAAAGGAGCAAGTTATTTAGCCTTGGCTTTAAATCAAATGCTAAAACTAGCTGGTAAAGGAGCAGGGTGGGCATATGATGCAGTTGCTGATAGAAAAAGATACAATATTGATTTGATGGTTCAAGGTGCTATCATTGAAACAAAAGAAAATCAATCTGGCTCTCAACTAAGTAGAATAGTAAGAATAATGGGAGAAGTTGGAGTAGATCAAGCAATAATAACAAGTGTAGAAAAATCATGATTATAATAGATATACCCCAGTGGATGATTTATGTAACATGGTTTGTAGTAATAAACCTAGCTATAGCAATAATACCTTTACTATGGCTAGGTATTCTAAACAAACTTGAAACGAGGAAAGCTAATGAGCAAAATTGAAAATCTAATAGAAAGACAACAATTCAATTATAGAGAGCAATTACTAGATCGTGAAAGAGATATTGCAGATTTAATGAAAATAATAGAAAGGCTAACTAAAGATAACAAGATACTAGAAAAAAAAGTAACAAGGTTAAAGCAGTAAATGAAAAGAAAGAAAACAAAAGATCTAAGGCCTGCATTGGCTTTTGATAACCGTAAAGAGGTACGATTAATACTTGACGCTTTAAATGCCTATAGAATACATCACATTGACTTACATATCTATCCATATCTTGAAGAAGAACTTAAGAGTTTATGTGATGAAATTGAAAAAGTAGAACAAATGTTTAATAAAAAGGGATAAACATATGATGATATTACATTGTGGTGGAAGACAAGTAAGCTTTAGCGAGCTTGCTGATGTCAAACTACCAGAAGAAACAGAAACGTACACACCAGTAGCGTTTTCTGATTTAGTTACTAATGCAAAAACAATAGCTGATGATTTATTAAAAGATTATGAATATCTAGGCTCAGAATATGCATTAGCTGCAAAAGACCAAAGAATGTTTGCAGTATTAAAATATGCTCATGAATCAGCAGATGATATGAGTGTAGCTTTAGGCATTCGCTCTTCACACGACAAATCTATGTCAAATGGTTATTGCTTTGGTAGCAGTATAACAGTTTGTGATAACTTGATATTCGCTGGTGACTTTGTCATTATGCGTAAACATACTAAGAATGTATTTGACAGCCTTAGGGATCAATTAATCAAAACTGTATATAACTTTCAAAGTGATGGGAAATTCCAAAACATTATTGAAGATAAAAACAAAATGCAAGAAACAGATATGAGCAATAAAAAAGCTTATGAGTTTCTTGGGTATTTATTCGGCAATAAAGTTTTAAAAGCTAGACAGCTTACAACAGCTTTAAATTGTTGGAATAAACCACCATATGAAGAGTTTAAAGATAAGAATATGTGGTCATTGTATAATGCCTGTACGGAAGCTCTGAAGAGCACACCACCAAACAGGATAATACAACAACATATTAAGTTGCATAATCTAGCAACAGCTTAAATAATAATATGCACAAGGCATTGAAACAAATCCTACCAATCTTCCATATCTTATACAGCTTGATTCGAAATCAAAGTAGAATAAAGATGGTTTATTGTTTCTTTTAGAAATGGTAGTCGATAAGTAAATGTCTTGTGCAATAATTAAAAAAGGAAAACAAATGAAGAAATTTCAACAAGGAGATGTTCTTTTTAAGGAAATAGATAAAACAGAATTTCTAAAATTAAAAGCAGAAGAAGAGAAAAAACATTATAGTAATTTTAAAATTACATCTGGTTTAAACTCTGGTGATGTGTATGATAAAAATATTGAAATAAAGAATAAAAGATCAGATGGTGAAACAATTGATCATTCATTAAGCAATAACAAATGTACAGTAGCTTTAGGAGAAGCTACAGGACATCATCATCGTTTTGAAACAGCTACAGAAGGAGCGACAATCACAGCTTATTCAAACTCTGGCTGGAGATCAAGTGATGATCCAGCTCAATGCAATTTTGTATTAATAGAAGGAAAAGATGCGGTAGGCACTTTAACACATGAAGAGCATAATCCAATTCACGTTCCGTCTGGATGTTATAAAATAGACATTGTAAAAGAGTTTGATCACTTTTCACAACTAACAAGGAGCGTAATAGACTAATGGCATTTGCAAATTATAATCCAAACACCTACAGAGTAGGAAAAAGTGGCAATGTAAAAATAAAAACAATTATGGATAAATTTAGACACTTAGCATCAAATAAAATGCATTTATGTAAAAAGTGGATAAATGGTTCACGATATATATTATTTTATGGAAATAATAAAATAATAAATGCTGTACAAGACTGGTATATAGCAACTGAAGCACAAGTGCCAAAAGGAATAGTAATAGATCTTCAGAAAAATATAATGACTATATATGATGCAGAGCTATTACAAAGAGGAGCACAAGCGTTTGGAAATGAATTTCATGATAATATAAACATAAAATATCATTGGGGAACAAGAGCAATGTATGAAGGAACAAAACATGAAATAAAATCTACAAAATCTTGTAATGAACTTGTTAATAAACAAAATCCAGAAGATAAATATGTTTTCCTTGGAATGAAAATTGATTTAAATACTTATAAAGTACTTAATAAACCACCTAAGGAGATAAAGAATAATGTAGACAACTGGATAAATGCTTATAAACTACAAAGAAACGCAAGAGCTAGAGCTCGTGCACAAAATAATAATGCATTAACTAGATTAAATAAGTTTCGGAATACTGGATGTATAAATGATTTAGATATGAAAGACGCATTTAGATTATTTAATGTATCAGAAAGAAGAGAAGTAATAGCTGCTTTTGGTATGGATACAATTCTAGCCAATTGTGAAAGCAGAGTACTTGATAAACATTCTGTAGATAATAGACCCTATGAAGTAGTTGAAGTTAAAGTAGAAGATGCTACATTTCCAGATAGATATAGATGGTGTAATTATTTAAGAATGGTAAATCCAAGTACATCAGAAATACATTTTGAAGGTATACCTAATACAGAAAATACTGTAATAGATGCCTTAAAATGGAGAGACGGTGAAACAGATTATGTAAAGCCAATTGTCTTAACTTAAAAAATAAGGGAGCAGTACTAATTAACACACATGCCATATTCCTTTTTGGTATAAGCTGGGCTCCGCATCCTAGCACACAATGTACTGCTTCCTTTATTTATAGTATAATATTATTAATAATAAATAGGAGAATATATGAGTCAATTTTATAATACGTTGAGAAATAAAGACTATAAGCCATTTGTAGAAACAAAAGGCGGTGGAAAATTCTCAGCTGATTATGTATCTTGGGCAGTTATGCACGATACAATTAAAAAATCATTTCAATATGTAGAATACAAAGTACATGAATATACAATAACAAAAGAAGGCACAAATTTTACAGTGCCTTATATGTATATGCCTGATGGATCTGCAATGGTTAAAGTAACACTTACTGTTACTGATAACGATGGAGATTCTCACTCCCATGAAGAATGTTTAGCTGTGCGTGATTTTAAAATGAACGCAGCAAGTAAACCAGATTCAGCACAAATAGAAAATACGATTAGACGCTGTATAGCAAAAGCTGGTAGTATGCTAACAGGATTTGGAGTAGAACTTTGGTTCGGTGAAGATATTAAAGATTTAGATTATAGACCAGAAACATTAATAAATGGTAAAAGACCAACTAATGGGCACATTACAGTAGATCAAAATGTAAAACTAGATAGACTAAGTAGAGACCCTGTATTTAATGGTACTGAAACACAGAAAAAAATCAAAGATCTAATTAATAAAAATCCAACTGAAAAAGCAGCACAAAATGCTATTGATAAGTTGGAAATTAAAGTTAAAGAACTCAGAACTAAAGCAAAGGAGAATAAATAATGGCTGGAGGTTATGAAACAATAGCAACTGTAAAATCTATCAAAGTAGAATACGATGTTACAAAACAATGGGGATCTTGGAACCCAACATTCGATATATTTATGACAGTTACTTACAATGATGGTCAGGATTGGGATAAAGAACTTGAAATAAAAGGAAATCTTAAACGAGAATTAGGAGCAGACAATCCAAAATCTTGGGGATCAGCTTTTAAGGTAAAGAATTTCTTTCAAGTATTATTCAATGAAAAAGAGCTATTTATGAATGATGATTGGTCAATACCAGAAAAATGGTTAGATGTATCAGTTGGAAGACAATTTAAAGTATGTAGTTATAAAACAACAAAACTAAAGAAAAGCGGAAAGCATTTCTGGGATACTTTTGATATTGTAGCATCTGCAAATGCTCCAGAAGGAACACTTAAGAAGAAAGTTCTTCAACAAGTAAAAGACGGATGGATTAAAAACTACTTTACTGATGATATGTCCAATGATTTAGATGTAAACAACAAACCAACAGAAAGCAAAAAAGAAAATGCTGATGTTGATTTTAGCTTGGACATTTAAAAATGAAAGTACCAACTATAAAATTCATAATAAAAGCATGGTTAAGAAGAAGATTGGACAATAATATAGATACAGTAGCATCCCATGAAATTGAAACGAAGTTGGTTGAGTATGGTAAAGAGTACTGGGGGAAATTACACACCCCCAGTACATACTCACGAGCTTGGAGAGACCTCAAGAGTGGACAGGAACTAGACGATATTGATGTTTCTAAGGTAGAAGAAGTTAAAAATAAAAGTGCGGAGACAACATGGCTGCTAGTGACTGGTGGTTAGAATACGCTGTAAGAAGTATAAGCAATAGAAACAATCTATGCAAATTAGAGGACTTTCCTAAAATAGCATCTAAAAATCAAAATGCTGAAATATATAGAAGTATGTTTTTATATCATTCTGATATAGTTGATTTTGTAGCAGAAAATAATACAGTTACTGGATTTAATGGAATCCAGAGCGTTGATAAACTTGTTATAGATATTGACTATATTAAAAATGATAATAATGAAGGCAATCAAACAAAAGCAAAAGTTATAGATGTTATAAATAAAATGTCACAGCTATCAATTAAACCAGAGCATTATAATATTTGGTTTTCTGGAAAAGGATTCCATATACATGTTGGAAATGTATACGGATTTAAAGACTCTAATCAGATAGCCAAACAAGTAAGAGCAACAATGCAACGTGATTTTGGAAACTTAATAGACATTATCTATGACAGTCGAAGATTAATACGAGCTGGTTTCTCTTACCATAAAGGTTCTGGACTATTTAAAATACCAATTAGTTATGATGAACTTGAAAATCTAGAATATTACGATATTTTAGATATGGCTAAAGAAATAAGATCAGATTATAAACCAAGCCATATAATAAAAGAAGTAGTTGAAGGACTAGAGCCTATGGATATGAGCAGAAAAAACATAGCCGAGGTTCGTAAAGTATTTGATAATGCTGGTGGGTTAAGCACTAGATACATTACATGCGTTCAACATATTTATAATGCTGGATATGTTCCTAATAATAGACATAAACATCTATTAGCACTTGTTAGTATATGGCGTAAAAAATATGCTTTTGATAAAATAGCATGTGACCATTTAGCAAGAGCATATATGGAAAAAATGGATAATCCATTACCAGCTGTTGAAACAAGTAAGATTGTTAGTGATGCTTTTAAAAATGACTATAACTATGGTTGTAATCATCCTGTATTACAGCCTTATTGCGATACTAAATGCATGTTATATAAATGGAAAAATCTAGATGAAGAATCTGAAATGTTAAATGCTGAAGACATGACATCTCGTCTTGTTGATTATTTAACTACTGATTTTACAGATAAGTCTTTTGACTTAAAGGATATATTTCCATTTATATCAAAACCTCACCTGTTTACCACAGGACAATTAATTACCTTAATAGGCGATACTGGACTTGGAAAAACAGCTTTCTATCAATATATAATCACAAAACTAAAGAATATTAATACTTTATTCTTATCTTTAGAGGTAGATGATATAACAATGATAAGAAGATTTCTTCAAGCTACATTGCTAATGAAGAAACATGAGGTTTTAAGTGCGTTTGCAAATAAGAACTCAGAAATAATAGATTTGGGGATGGAATCAATTAAACATATTAAATTGATGACAATGTCACCAGACATTGAAGATTTACCAAGTGTAGTTTCTGAATCAGGTGCAAAAATAGTTGTTGTAGACACTATTGATAGAGTAAAGGCAAAGTATGCTGGAAAAGATGATTTTGCTAGACAGGAAATAATTGCTAATGGATTAAAAGACTTGGCAATGAATGAAGATGTAATGGTATTAGCAGTACATCATATTTCTAAATCAGCATCTTATAGCTATCAAGAGACAAATTCTTTAAATGTACATAGTGGTAAAGGCAATAGTGCCATAGAACAAAAATCAGACCAATATATATCATTTGAGGGAAGGGCAATGACAAAGAAAAGATTAGTAAGGTCTCTTAAAGCAAGAGACGAATCAACCTTTGAAATTATCTTGGACTACAACTGGGAAACGTTTACTTTTGACAAGCGTAATTAATAAAATGGGGCACAGATTCCTTTATTTGTGCCCTATCCACATACAAAGGAGACAATATGGCTTCTATAGAAATACATATTAAAAATAATGAAATAGAAAAAATTGAAGGGCATGATGCATATGTGTATATATATGATCATGATATTAATAAAACAACAACAATGATATTTAAAACAAAGGCGGATATATATGAAACATGGACAATCACTGACACTTCTGGGTCTTCCTATAATCACAATAACGAAGACGAAGTATCAGGAAATGGTGATGAGCAGAGTGATAATATTTAAAACATTTATGGTAGGCATAGGATACTCAACACTTGCTGGAGATAGTATTCAAGTTGTGCTTGGAATAACTAGACTGGAATTATTCACATCATTTACAATAAGAAAAGGATGGTTTATATGAAAAAACCAGTATCAAACATAGCTACAGCTATGACTCAAAAATTAATTCACTTACTGCAACAATTAGAAAATGCAGAGTATGATAAAATGAGTAACGCAGGTAAGAAACAATTTGATAAAATATGGAAATTATTAGGTCAGCCAACTAATGCTGAATTAAAAAAAATGAAAAACAAAAATGGAATTAATAAATGAAACTACATGAAAAAATAGAAATAGTAGCAGATCATTTAACTTACGAAACAACTGAAAAAGATCGTTTTGAAGAAATAAAACATCTGCTTGAACAAGTATATGAAGATCCAAAAGATGAATGTGATTTAAATATAGAAGAAGATTACGAAGCTTTATTTAGGGCTGATTCACCATACCATTCAGAACATAGAGGTAATCCTAATGCACATAATACGCACAAGGAGCTTATATGAGTGGTAAAGCCCCTAAACAAAAAGGAAATAGAATTGAACGAGAGTGCGTCAACCTTGCCAAAGGGTATGGGTTTGAGTCCCGTAGAGCTTGGGGATCTGATGGTAGATCCCTAGGCTGGCACGAAGAAGTAGATATGACTATAGACATACCTAAAATAAAAAAACTATTTAAGTTTCAAGTAAAAGGTAGGAAGTCTATAGCTGATTATCTTAAACCTTGTGAAGAAGTTTATGGACAAATTCTCAAAGAAGATCGTAAAGAACCATTGGTAACTATACGATACAAAGACTTGTTAGAACTCTTAAAGAGTTTAACAGGATAATACTAATAACTTAAACTAATGTTTGGTAAAACATTGGGATAAAATTAGTAATAAGTGAAAAATAGGGGACTGGTTGGCGTTAGTCCCCTATTAAAAGGATTTTAAATGAACATAGATAAAAAGATTTCAAAAATAAAAGATATATTAAATAATATACATTCTACAACAATACAACACAGTAATCATACTGGAGAAAAATCTATAAATAAATTGTATCAGGATTATATCAAGGAAATAATGAATCTTTTAATCGATATAAAAAAAGAGTTTAAACAAATTAACATTTACGGAAAGGACTATTAATTATGAATATAGCCAAATTAAAATTAGATAAAAGAGGAAGAATAACATTCCCACTTTCATTACTTAAAGCTAACAACATAACTCCAGAAAACAGCTATGCTGTTGTTAATGTAATGCAAGGCAGCGACAATACTTTAAAAATTAGTTTTTATCATAAAAATGAAAGCGATAAATAATGATAATACAAAAAACAAAAGTAAAGAAAATATTTAATGCTAATGGAGTGCAGCTAAGTGCAGATACAATGGAAAGTATTAATAGAGAAATATTAACAAGTATTTCAAAAATGGCACAAAGGTGCAAGGAAAATAAAGTTAAAAGACTTACACCTGATTTAATGTGGTGTGCTCTTGGAAACTATAATTTATAATAACTTAAGTAGACTGACGCAGAAGACAGTAAAGGGCACGTTAACCCCCTTGACCTCTTCTGCTGACGTTTAAGGGGATTTGAATATAATGAAAGATTTTTTTGAACATGAAAAAAATATGGAAAACCCTATGTACAGAAAAGGTTTTCAATACGTATTTGATCATTACGGAGTTCCTAGGCTACCTCATGAAAAATATCAAGATACACTAGAAATGCTAAATAAAAGTTTAAAGTTGTTAGAAGAAAATAAACTACTTATACTAAAACTTGAAGAAAAAAACGAAAATTTAGAAAAGACTTTAAAAGCAACTAGGAGTAGCTGGTATTATCAAACGTCAGTAACTAAAAAATTAAGAAAGCAAATAAAAGACGTTAAATCAAAGTGGTATTTAAAACCATTTAATAAAATAATTTGGGGCATAAAAATAAAAATCAATAGGAAAAAAACAACGACACTAAATAAAAGTTAGCACAATATCTTTGTGTTGTTGATTGGCAGTTATGCCATTGCCCCAATATTATAATAGGAGAATATAATGACATCAGAAGAGTACAAAGAACTAAGAGATAAGTTCTTAAAAGAAACACTTGCGTTATCAGACGCTAAAAGAATCGAATACACCGAAGGAAACCATAAAGAAAACGTACTTTGGAATTTTGAAAACATTGCAGAGTCTATTGATTTAAAACCAATGCAGGTATTGTCAATATACCTCCATAAACACATCTCTAGCCTCATGAATTACCTAAAGAGTGGTAAGGTATACTCAGAGCCAATTGAAGGCCGTATAAGCGATATTATTAACTATTTATTATTAATGGTAGCAATGCTACATAAATACAAAAAGAAAGGGATACAACATGACATCGAATGTTAAAGAAGAAAAAGATAAAAGTATGTACAAAAATGTACTTCCAAAAAGACTAACTTTTAAATCATTGTATAAAATATATAAAAAATTATACGAAAGTGATAGTATTGAAAAAAATGGTGCTGCTTACCATAGAATGATAAATTTTAAGTCTAAAATACAAACTAAATAGAAGGGGTTAATATGAATGAACCAAGCTGGATAACAATAGCTTATCATATGTTCGTTGAAAATAACATGTCTTATCTTACTATGTGGATATTTGCTATTTATGCAATAGCCAGAACATGGACTACAAAAAAAGATAGGGATCAAATGGATAGAATAGAGTCTAAATTAAATAAACTTTAAGGGATATTATATGCAATTAGATCCTACAATAATAAGAACCAAAACTTCATCAAGTCTTGTAAAATTATTAAGTGCTTGTAAAAAATATCTTAATATAGTTAATGATGCAAGCTCTAATGAAATTCTAACTAGAATAGAAAAGGCTGAGAAAGTACATAAGGAAGAAATGGAAAGAGTTGGTTATAGGAAGTATGAAGAATAATTAATATAGGGGATGCGAGCTTTTCGTGTCCCCTATTTAATTTAACAGCTCTTCAATGGCACGTCTTTTTTCATTCTCTGATTGCATTCTTTTTATTCTACTCATAACTTGAGTTCTTGGTATCCTAAAAAGTATTTCAGGTGCTCTCTCTATTCCACGAAACGGTCTATCATCTGTTAGCTGTTTTATCTGCCTGATTCCTCTTCCAAATGGAAACATGGTATAGACAGTATAATTAGTAAAATCCTCGTATTGCCCAGTTAATAGCTCTCCAAAGGCTTCAGGAACTCTAGCTATAGGAGGTTTTAATACATTAAGAGGGCCAAGCTTTGAACCGAAAAATGCCATTTCACGTTCACGTTTATCACCAAAAGTGTAATCAGCCAAAGCTTGCACCCAGTCCCAAGGCGGTGGCAATGTAGTATCAAACAAGCTGAACATGAATGCACTGCCTAATGCATACATCATCATGTCAATAGCAAAGGTATCTTTAAATCTTTCATAAGATTCAGATCCTTGTTTAAAGCCATTAAGTTTAGCTTGTTTATAAAATTCTTTACGCATACGAACACTATTAAAAACAAATAGCTTAAATCTACCGAGAACTTTACCCATTGAAGTTCTCATAAACGCTGGTCTATGAGCATTTTGATATAAGAATTGAGTCATTTCAATTCCACGCTCTGCTTTTTCAAAAACATATTGATCAGCTAAAGATAATTCTTTACCAGCTTCTTTAAAGCCTTCAACAGCCTGCAAACCATGAGCTATAAAAGCATTAAGTCGATTAACACGTTCAGATTGTTTCATTAAGAAACCACCAGCCTCAAGCATTAAATCTGTAACGCCATATCTTTTAACAACCTCCATAACACTCTCATCACGATTGCCTTTTTTACTCTTTGCAGCTTTAATTAAATCCCGTTGAAAGTCTTTTATGCTAACACCAGCTTTCTTTAAACCTATCTTAAGCCTATCATTATATTCAAATTCATTTTTAATAAAGTTATCTATAACACCACGCTCTTCTAAAAATGTTAGTAATTGTTTTCTATTTCTAACGCTTGTTCCATCTAGTAGTTTTAATACAGGATTACCATTGGCATCACTTAACAATGTATCATAAACTCTTTTGTTGTTAAATGAATTTGCATAGTTCTTTGCACCAGCACTACCAATGGTCATAGTAGCTCCACCAAATATATTGGTTGTCCATGTACCAGTATTAGCTAATAATGTTAATAACTCATACTGAGCTTCCATTCTACCTAAGTTATGAATCACACGACTAAAGTATTCTTTTCTTGCAACAGGATCTTTTGGTATCGCATCTTTATTAAAAAATGGAATATTTCTTTCCTTACCTAGCTTACTTTTGTATAGCTTTTCCATCTTATTGATAATTGCTTCATCTGAAGTTCCATACCATAAATTTTTCTTGTTTAAATGTAATAATTTTTTACCTTGAGGAGTTACCATTCTGTCACTTAAGAACGATTGGTTGCCTAAAGAATCTCTAGCATAAAGCCTGACATAATCAGCCCAAACATCTACATGGCTATTATAACGAAGTTCTTTTGGTAGTTTACTACCTCTGTATAATTTTTCAAATTCTTTTTGCTCATGCTTAGAGGGCTTATAATCTTTAGTGTTTTTAACCATAAGATCTAATTCATTTTGAGCTTTTAGCTTCATTAGATTTCTAAAATATCCATTTATAGCCTTATTTTGATAATCTTGAAGAGAATCAAAGGATCGTTTATAGGGAATGTCTCCTTGCTTTTCAAGAACTTCACTGTAGACTGCGTACTTATTAAAATCTTTTGTCTTACCTTCTATAGATATTTCTAAAATATCGTTTACGTTAATAAAAGGATTTTCTGTTTGTAGCAGTCTCGCAATCCTTGATCTTTCTGCAGGGTCTTTAATAGATGCAACGTATTCAGCTTGCTCTTTTAATAAACCTTCTGATGCATTATTAAAAGAATGATGAACATAATTTTCATAAGATCTATTTTGATAAGGTCTTGATAATTCAGATCTTCTCATCTCTCTATAAGCTTTCTTATTCTTAATTGACTTATCTGATAAGATTTCTTTTTCAATAGATTCTTCCATTCTATATCTTAAGACACCCTCAATGCCAACATTTCTAATAATATCTTTAGATTGATTTCTAGCGTTTATAACTTTATCATGAAACTTTTTAAAGTTAAACTTACCATTAGAATCGTATTCAATATATTCATTGACCTTACCATATCTTTTTTCTTTATCTACCCTAGACCAATTAAAACGCTTGCCGTTAATATCTTTCGTAGTTATCCAACTGTTTTCCATTTGCTTCCAAAATTTAGTAAGCTCCGTATCAAGTTTTTTAAACTTTGTCATATTGATTTCTTTAGGAACATTTTTTAATGAATATGGTTTTCCATCCTTATCAATACCTTCACGATAAGCAAATAGAGCTTCTGCGTATTGCCTTCTTTGATTGGGAGTTAACTTATTTAATATTTTATCTATAGCAGTAGTTTCTAATTTCATGCGACCTTCATATAAATTAATACCAGCTTCTGATTTTTTAAAATAATTAGCTATATTACCAACAGGAGACATAATAACTTTAACATTACGTTTTGTTAAACCCTTACTTGTTAAGACTGGTTCATTAATAGTCTTTGTATATCCACCAAATAAGCCCTTTGACTGCATTATCTCATCTACAGTTAAGGGATGTTGATAAAACTGAGCTAATTTTAACTCCATGTTTTTACTTGTATTTAAACTATCTAGATACCTATTGACAAGTTTAATATCTTGCATTGTTATAGTTGTAGCATCTTTAGTGGGGCCATCTACCATGTTCTTTGTAAAAGCTGTATACCACTCATTAAAGTCTCTATCCATTAATGAGTTATTCTTTACAGACTCTTGAAACTTTCTAACTTCTTTTAAATCAGATTCAAATAAAGCAAGGTTCTCTAATGATTTACTTTTAATAGCTTCATTTATTGTAGTAGATAATTTTTGAGTAGACTCTAATTTATTTAAAGCTGTCTTAAAATCTGCTTGTTTTATACTTAACATATCAGAGCTTTGAGCACGTTTATATATTTTATCCATGCGATTGTAAAAATTTCTTTTAACAGACATTGGTATCATTTGAGACCCATGTATTGCTTTATAATACTGAGGTTTATTTTGACCTTTTACAAGCGCTCTTATAGGACTTAATAGCCAATAATGTAAATAGTTTTGTAACATACCCTCTTCTAGTCCTTGAGCTCTTTCAAGGTTAGCTAGTCTAGTCTTATGTTTGTATATCAATGCATCTAAATCAACATTCCTAACATTGTCACCACCGTCTCTTCTTCTGGAGATTGTGTCAGCTAGTCTTTTTATTTCATATGCATTCTTTTTTATTTCAGGAAGGAGTTCAATAACTGTATTCACATTCCTACCTTGTTTTGCAAATGCATTCTGCACAGCTACGTATTGCCCAGTTAATAGTTCCATTAAAGCATACTGACCCATATCCTTACCTAAAAAATCTAAGGCTTGATCTGGGTTAAAATTTCGACTTTTTTCTGATAAAAGATTTTTCATACGATTAGGACTTGTAAAAGATAACTCCTTTGCAAGTATTTTATAGAATCCTTCTAACTGCTTTGAAGTTTTATTATTGTTTATTATCAACCTACCTGTAACTTTTTTATCTACAACCTCCCACTTGTATAATGCATCTGGGTTTTTTGGGATACCTTCAACTTCACTTGTTATAAAAGAATCATATAAAATTTTATGAGCCCTTTGTAACTCTGGAAATAAATAATTACCAACCTTAAATCCAGATTCTTGTAGTAATTGATTTAATTTAGGATTTACTGTGCGTACAAAAAAACTATCATCAAGATCTGAAAACATTAACTCATTAGCTTTATTAATATTATCAAGCACTTGAAAAACATCTGGAGCTTCACGCTCATTAGTTTTTTCATTTAGATATTTTTGATGTGGTTTAATATTTCTATTGGACATCATAATACCTTCTAATGGCGTACCTTTAACAAGATTTTTAATCTGACCAAATTTTGCATCTTTATTGTTTATTTTAAATATAGAAGAAGAAAGCATATCTCTATACTCACTATAAGGTCTTAAGTTAGGATCGTTGCTTGCATCTGCTGATACATTTACTACCTTAGTTCCTAAGTCTAAGAAAAATCTATGAGCACTAACTCCTTCATACGGTGAATTATGTTTTATTTCCAATGTAAAAACTTCACCCTTGGGGTTTTTAAGTTTAATAGACCCACCTTTTGCTTTAACATAATCATACATATTCTGAAGATCAATCTTAGCAGTTAAACCAAAACCTAAACCACCCTTGCCCATACTAGCATTTCTTGCAACTTCAAATCTAAAAGATGGGGAAAACATCATAATTTTATTTTTATTAAAATCATCTACAACTTGTTGAGATACATCACCCTTAAACAATTCGTCTAATGCTTCTTCGTATGTTTTTGTTTTTGTTCTGAATGGTTGAGGATTTTTTCTTGGATCCCTTCTTCCATAATTAGTTCTTCTAAATGTAATATTTATTCTAGGGGATGTTGTATTTTCTTTAGCTATTCCATGAGTATAATTTTTTTGAGTATCGCCTTTCATTAAAAACAAATCACCATTCTCCAAGGCAAATGAAGTTTTTTTACCAGTATTATCTTTTAATATAAAATTTCTTTTACTTCCAAAACTAATAGAAGCTATAACAGGCCCTCTATTGTCAGACCTCATTAACTCTGGTTCATTGTCTCTATGGAAACCTATACTATCTTTACCATCCTTATACTTATTTACAACAGCACTATTGAATTTATAACCAGTTATTCTTTCTACTTCACGTTTTAATTTAATCAACTCTGGAGTCCATTCTAGGGGAGTCCAGTCGCCACGCTTCCCTGATTCAGTATAAGAATATTCCGTATTTTTATCTCCATAATATTGAGTAAAAATAGGGCGCTTACCACTTTTACCACCTCGAACCCAATTAATTTCTGAATCAAGTTGCTTGTAATTAGTTGATACTATATTTTTATAATACTCAACTTCAGCACCTTCAAGATCTACTATAAAATCTTTTTTAACATTGAGAAAATCAGCCCAATGCCCTCTTTCGTCTTTTACATTTTCAAAGTATTTAATTAAATCTTTGTTCATGTTTTGAAAGATTTTAATACTGTCTCCGTCTTTATCTGCACCACCAAGATACTTGTTGTCTTTATGGTGCGTAATGGAACCTGCTCCTCTTTGCCCAGTAAAGCCTCTAAATCGTAGCTTACGTGTACCAGACATTGAATCAGCAGGGGTACGTATAGCAAGAAAAGTAAAAGCATCATTCCACTCCTCTTTAGTTGGTTTTTTAACACCATCAGGCATGGTTTTTCGCCCAGTATACATATCCCAAACTTCGCCAAGAGTGTATTGTTTACCGAGCAATACCACAGGCATTTGTTGAAAACCGTTATCAAGGTATATTTCTCCTTCTTTCAAAGTTCTTGGAGACCATTCATTAATAAGCTTAACTAATCGAACTGCATGGCTATCTTTTGCTTCAGGTTTAAAATAACCTAGGGATTTACCAGATAATTTTCCAGATCTAATATCGTTTAATATTCCATCTCTTTTATCTGGCATATATCCTTTGTCAGTTTTACCCCTTAACCAGCTTTCGTATCTTTCTGTAGCTTCTTTCGTGCTCCCAGCTCTTATAAATCCTTTATTTTTATAATAGGATGGACTCTTATCGTAAACAGAAGGCATGATAAAAGGGTTTCCATACTTAGAGCCCCTCATTATATTTATAGAATTTGCTGAATCAGGCTTTACTATAGTAGCTTGAGTAGTAGAATAAGGATCTATGTCAAAAAAATTAAGCATCTCAGGAGTATAGCCTTTTAACCAAGACTTACCTGCAGTTTCTATATGTGGATTAGCAAATCGTTTTAATACAAACTTTCTTAAGGCATTGAAATAATTCTTTTTATTAAAAGGCATTGCGTGTTTAGCTACAAAAGAACCCCTTAACGCTTCAGCTAACAAGTCATTAGTTCTATGATACTCTCTAAATGCAGTGTCCGAATCAGGTGAAAATGAATCTTCAAATACTGTCTTATCTAATTCACCCTCAACTTCTAAACGCATTAACCTATCAGAAAGAAATCTTCCTAATTTAGAATCAGGATTTTTTAAAAGAGTATCAATAACAAATCTAAAAGGAAGTTCTTCCAATTTAATATCTTTATTTTCAAAAGCCTTAGACATTTCTGTTAAATCATTAGTCTTTTGATAATTCTCTAAAATTTTCCGACCTCTTTCAGATCCCTCAAGAGATGGTTTTACTACAGTATCAATCCATTTGTCAGCAAAGCCGAATGCTTGTTCTTCGTTTGCCTGACCAAATTTTTGCATAGGCGTACTAGCGCCTCTAACATCTTTTTTAGTATTCTCATAAGTACCAGAGCTTACTTGTAATTTATCTATGGGTATTTCTATTCGATTAATATTATCAGAAACATAATTACCTTTTTCATACTTTAAAGTAGAAATAGGATTATTACCCTTTAATTTAGATCCACTTGTATATATAACAGCATGAACATCGTTCTTCATCATCCATTCATTAAGAGATTCATGAGCCCTTTGACCATTACTCTTAGTTGCAAAAAATCCATATGGTGTTTTAGCAGCAATAACAGGTTTATTCTGGCCAGTGTTTTTAACATCTCTTCCAAATGATTTAGTAGTTGCATCAAATATATCATGTCTAAAAGCCATGTATCCATCTGTATCTGATACTCCAGTTCCAATTCCTAAATTATCTTCTATTTGAATTACATTAAACTTTTCACCTTTATTCATCCCTGCTACATTCTCAAAGCTTTCTTTAACCATTGGAGTCATTCTATTAGTAACAAGTGACATACGCTTATTTAAGTCAGCCACACTCTTACCAAAATTTTGAGCTGGGTCTATAATAGCCCAAGCATCTTCTAGCTTTAAATTGTTCATTTCGGCTAAGTTAACGAAATTGGAAATCCATTTACGCTCATGAAGTTTTTCTAATGCTTCATATTCACCTGCACGCACAAACTCAGATAATTCTCTTTCTTTTTCTAACGATCTATTATAAGCGTCTTCTACTTGTTTTCTTGTTATAATACCAGCTTGTTTATTAGATAAAATATCAAACACATTATCAAGAGTTAAGTTCTCATCTCTAAATCGACCAGTCATTACATAGTCTTTATCTTTAATGCCACTAACTATGTATCTGCCATTCTCTTCTAATAAATTTTGCAATCTAATATATGCATTGCCATCTAATCTATTTTTAACAGTGGGAACGCCATAATCAAATACAAGATCCGTCTTCATTATCTTAATTGCTTCTTGCTTTACTTGACCATTTTCACTTGGGACTTCCCTTATAAAATGAGTCATTAAACGAAACTCACCTTCAGGAACTAAATATGTTGCTGGCAATACATCTACCTTTTCACCTACATCTACTTCGCCTATTTTCTCCTTAGTAATAATTCTGTATTCCTGTCCATCTATATTGACAATATCTTGTTCTACAAATCTTTGACTATAGTTATTAAACCAACCCCTAAGTTTAGAATCTAATTTTTTTATAGTCTTAGAATCAAACCTATTACTAAGTTCTCTTATAAACAATTCACGATTAGGAACGTTATTTACTGAAGAATTTTCAGCTACTTCAATAATAGTTTCTCCAACGCTTTTTCTGTCGCCATATTTATCTGAAGATTTACTTATAGAGTCTGATATATCTTCAATCTTAAATTGGTCACGTTGAGCCTGATCCATAGCATCGAGTCTCTCATCATTAATAATAGATGAGTTTGCTAATACAGCATTCTCAAAAACTTTCTTTTCTATTCTGTAAGCTTCATAAGCTTTCTTTCTGTAAAAATCTTGTATGTTGGATTCTGTTGCTTCTTTATTATTTTTCTTAAGATTATTTAATGCTCCTTCTCTCCATTTAGCATTTGGAAATCTTCTTTCTAAATAACCCAAAGCAGCACCAGTACTGCCACCGTGACCTTCTGAGTTTAATTCTTTAGTCATAGGATGCTCTCGAATAATAAATTCTTGAGCATTCTTATTTACTTTATTCCAATCTTTAGATGTTTCTGGTCTAAATATTTCTTCTCTAGCCCTATTTTCATTTATCCATTTACCAGCCTCAACCTCTTTAGCTGGTCTTGTATTGTATCCAAAGAAACCACCTAATAGATATTCATATATCTGCATTTCAGTTGGATCGTTTCTAAGGGTAGAAGGAAGACCCATAAACATACTGGCTACACCTGCACGCAAAAGCTTATTGGCTTGTTCTACTTGTTGAGGTGTGCCTTTATATAAATTACCTAAAGAAACAAAATTACCAATACCACCAAAGGCTCCACCTGCGATGGCACCTCCAATATAAGAATCAACAATAGCATCTTTACCCTTCCATATATTGCTAATAGCACTAGCTGATGCAAGCCCTAAGGCTTCTTCTGTGATTGCTCTAGTTCGTGAACCTCGTTTTAAAAACTCTAGGGATTCTGCTCCAGTTTTAGTAAGAGCAGCATCGAATCCTTTTTTAGTTAATCTAGATCCTATCATAGGAACAGCAATCGCATCTAATGCGTTAATGCCATCTAAAACAGCACTTGTAAAAGGTTGCTTAGCTATATCTGCAACTTCTTTTCCAGTAACTTTAGAAGCAACCTGAACAACTCCCATCACTGGAGCTTTTAATATTGCAGGAGCAAAACCAGCAAGGTGACCGAGTTGTCTAAATATAGCTTCACCTGTATTACGAGGTTCCTTAGGAATAAGATCAAAGGTAGTAAGCCCTTCAATGAAACCAGCCTGTGCCTGTTGAAGACCACGCCTTAAAGAAAATTCGCTTTGTCTTCTCTTAAATTCTATTTCATTGTTTTCAGCAAGACGTTCCAGCTCATCAAGCTGGTCGTCATTAAACATAGTTGGATTGGTCTTGTAAGTCCTTATTAAATTTTGAACTTTTATCGCCTCATAAGGTGATGCCATTAACTATCCATAAGTCTTTGAATAATTTCATTTCTTTGACTTCTAGTTAATTGATTTGGTTTAATATTTAAACCAGCATAGTTTATTAATTTTTGCGTATCAAAATAACTATCGCCAATTCCCATATTATATTCAAACTCACGTATTTTACTAAGAGTATCTCCTCCCATAGGAATTGGATCTCCAGCTCTACTTGTCATAGGAATAGGATTTCCACTTCTAGAATCTAATGGAAACCTATTGCGTCTAGTTTGTCTAGAAGTTTGCCCAGACAATAAACGTTGAGGTTCTCCAAGAAGTTTAGTTTGTTCTCTTACATTTGATTTAGTTTGTTCTCTTACATTTGATATTGGATCACTACCACCTTTGCGACCTTTTTTCTTTTTAAAATAATTAAAAAGACCCCTGCCGCCTTTATAAGCCCCACCAATACCACCTACAACACCAGCTCCAATACCCAAAGCACTAGCTAATTGTTCTGCATCAGTTTCTCCAAAGACAGATTCTCCACGTGAAGTTGGTCTCAATTCATTTGGAAGCAGATCAAAGGTAGCAGTATCTAATACATCAAATAAACCCTTTTGAAAAGGCTTACCATCTCTTTGAAAACGAGCACCTATAGCTTGCGCTAATACAGCTATAGTTTCTGCCTCCCCATCTGAGTATCTCTGTGGGTTACTATTATAATCTTCTATCAGTTCTCTTACCTGATAAGGATCTATGCCATTCACTACATACCTCCTAGCATAAGTTCATTTAAAAAATTTGTTCTTCTTTGAGAAGGAGCTTGACTAATAATACTTTGATCCATTCCATAACTAGGCATAAAAGGATAATCTGGTAAAGTCATTGGTCTTAATTCAGGTCGAGGGCCAACTTCTTTTTCAAATTTCTCTATAGAACGTTGTTCATCAAAACCAATACCAAAAAACTTTTTTTCTTGAGCATTTGTATAGGCTTTCCTAGCTCTATCCCATTTTTCTATTTGTTCTTTTACGCTTTCCCTACCTAATATTTGTTGAGCCATTTTTTTATCACCTAAACGCATATCTCTACCAAGCTGATCAGTTATATCATATCTCCTTTTGCCTTCTCCAAAAGTTGCATCATACTGCCTTTTTCTTTCTTCTAGGTCTCTATTAAACTGCCTAGCGTTTTCTTGTAATTTCCTATTAGACATAACCCAATTTAATAAGGTATCTTCTAAGGTATCGGCTATATCAAAGCCTGATGTATATCTATCCATTGCCATATTACTGACCTCCTTTAAAGTTAAATACTTTCTCATAATCAACCATTTTATATCCATTGACTTCAGATACAGCATCTGGTATCATATCTTCTATGTCTTGAGCCATAGTACCTATATGAGTTTCATTGTACCCTTTATACTTAAATGAATAAATAGGAACTTTATTATTCATAGTAAATAAATAGTTAATATCTTTTTTAAGTCTATTGTCTGATAAGAAACTATATGTTGTAGTAGTTTGATTACCTTGTTCATCCGTAGTTGTATTTGGAGTAAGTACTCCCTGTAATGGATTACTTGGGTCTATACCTGATGCAGCATTAAAACCAGCATCTACATAATTATTTGCTCCAAATGCGTCTTCTTGAGCACCTGCAACCCCACCTTCGCCTCCTAGTCTTTTCCATTGACCATCAGCTGCTAATGTATATGTATTCGATCCCCATTGGTAATTAGTTCCAATTGAAGCACCTTGAGGGGGATTAAAAGGCCCAGCTGTTGCAGATACAGCTAAATCTGTTTCGCCAGAAGCCATAATATTTCCTAATGCTGTTGTTAAACTATCTTGATAATTGCTTTCTGCATCTTCAAAGTCATAACGCATTCCAAGTACATCGGATTGAAAACCTGCAAGTTGTTGATTTAAATCTGTTCTATATTGTTGACCTTGTGATCTTAAATTGCTAAACATATTTGCAGCTGTTTTGCCAAACCCACCTCCAATGCTAGAAAGACCTTGACCTCCACTCATTCCTAATAAATTTTGTGTACCAGCTAGTTGAGACGCATCCATTCCAAAACCAAGACCTGTTCTTGCCATTCCCACATTAGTATTCATTCTATTCCAAGCTGTATTTAACTTATCCATAGATGGTAAGAAAGCAAGCTCCTCATCTGATAGCCCAGTAACATCTATACCTTGACCACTGAGCCATTGAAGTTGATCCATTCCAGTTGGGTTATTAACATTTGCTCCTTGTAAATATGGATTTATTGTACTGGAAGACCAATTAAAATCATATGGATTAGGATTTGTTGGATTGGTACCAGCTGTATTGCCAAATTGATTATTCCAAGCACTCTGAAGTCCCGACATGTTTCCTCCCCAATTAGCACCTAAAGTCTGGCCATAAGCAGCACTATATGGAGCAGAGGACGCAGCTGGTAATGGATTAGAATGAGCTGGGTTTGTTCCTCCACCAGAGCCACTAAATGTCATTGATGAAGGGTCTGTGTCTATATGATTTGGTATGTGCATAAATCTTACTCCCTAAGGTTTGTTTGTATAAGTATTACCTTGTAAATACGGATTAGGAGCTCCAATAAAACCACTTGGATACTGATCATACCCAATTCGCCTAGGGATCCCCATGTTCATAGGTGGTGTGGGTAATCCAATTGATTTCATAGCAGAACCTCTATTCATTGCTTGTTCCAATGGATTCCAATTAGAAATATCAGACCAACCTCCCATAATATTTTGTGTAACTGGAGCCGTTTGTTGATCCATCCAATTATCATAAGAAAGCACTCCTTGTCCAATTGTAGGGTCAGCAGCTACTTGAGCAGCCATAGGCCCAGACATTACACCAGTAGGATTTGGAGTTGCACCAAATTGACTTGGTGGACTACCAAATGGATCATAAGCTTGCATCGTATTAATAGCGTCAGTGGTATCAGGGATAACTGGCCCTCCAGCTTGAGATAATCCAAGCTTACTACGCAAATAGTTAGATCCTCTTGTAAATTGATTAGAAGGATCTTGCCAAGCAAACATACCAGCTTTAATTCCAGTACTCACTGCTTTATTAAATATTCTTGAATTTTGCTCTTTCTGAAATCTATCAACATTCTTTTTATACCTATCTTTAACTTTTTGTGAAAATTCTTTTTTGCCTCCAGTTATTGTATCAACATTTTGACCTAAAGAAGTTCTTTGATCTGTACTACCCCCAGCCCATTGTTCTGCTAGCTTACCACCACCAAGCGAACCTGCACCTGCTATTAAACCAACAGCCCAAGGAGCAGTAACGCCAAGAGCTGCAGCAGCACCCAAGCCAAGAAGACCCCCACCAAAATTTCCAAGCCCTGCCCATTTTCCAGATTTTTGACGCCTTCTGTCTTCTGCGTCATACACATCTTGCAGATTTGCTTCAGTCTCGCTCATTTGTTGTTGCAATAATAAACTACTTAATGACATATTAAACCTCTTTTACTGGGATTTGGTACAAAGTACCATTTATATATACTTTTAAACTACCGTCAGGAGTTACAGAACTCCCAACAGTTTCTTCCGTTGTTATGCTTAATGTTTCATTACCACTTGTTGCTTTAGTGGTAATATCAACTCCATTATCAAATTTTATAGTTCCATCAAGATGAATATCTTTTGAGACTGATAAATTCTTTCTAATCTTTAAATCTTTTTCTACAATATGATTTCCATCGTGACTCATTTCAGACTTCCATAGAATGCCTTTTTCTTTTCTATATCTACAAAGCTTATTATCTTTATTAATATAGAGAACCTCTTCACCCTCACGTAAGCTTTGTAATGAGGGTCTGCTATTAGACATGCGAATTTTGTCTTGCTTTCTGTTATTAATATACCTAGAAATTCTATCCATCACGATGCTTTCTTTTTAATTATTCTATACTCTATACTAACATCATTAATATATACATTAGGATCAGCTGTATCAAGATCTAATCTAAACTGAGCTTTTGTACATGTAATAGGAGAACTGGGTGCAATCTTTACAGTATTCCAACCTGATGAAATAGGAATAGTTCCATCTAAATCAATATTACTTCCATCTCTTCTAATATGAAATAGACCAGTTAAGGCTTCATCTGATTTATATGTAACATATACTGCATATATTTTTTTAATTGCAGAAGGATCGCCAAAATCCAAATCTTTAAAATACAGCCTACCTCCAGTTTGTTTTGTTGAAGTTCTAACAAGCTGATGAACATCAATTTGAGAACCTGCATCATAACCTACATATACATTTTGATCTGTATCTACTGAATTGGTAATTCCATCATTGCCATCTGGGGTAAAATCTTTAATTCTAGTAAAAACATTTTTCTTTAAATCGCACATATATGCCTGACCATCGCCATCCATTTGCTTTATCACATAAACTTGGGACTCTTGTTCATCATATATAATGCAACTATCTGTAGTTATATGAGAAGACCAATCTGAATCACTTATTAAATTCTCTGAAAGATTAACAATATTATTTCCATTATATAAAAATAATCCATTAGGGTTAGCAAACACTAAACCATATTGAGTTTTTTTAACAAGCTGAGTGTTTCTTATACCCATATAGCGTTTACTATCTTCTAAAAACCAACCAGCGTCATCAGGGGATGCTATGTTGATTATATCTAAACTAAATCTTTTAAAAGCTAATAATCTATCAGCAAAAGAATCTATAGCAACATACTCATCATTATCACCTTTAGCTGCTTCTATGTAATTATGATATGGAAATGTATCAAAACGATTAGGCATTGAATACATAATTCTATCACCAAAATTTCCAACACTAGCTAATGCTTTAGACTTGCCAGTCATATCATCTTTAATATTTAAATTACAAACAAAAGCTCTATTATTTGCAACAACAGAATCTTTCCAGTTCTCACCATCATCTCCTATTGCATTGCTAAATATACTAGAAGAAAAACCATTAATAACTTCATATGTGACTAATCCAAATTCTTTAACAACAAAATTAGCAGAAGCTGTTGCAGTTGGACAATTATATTGACTGCTACCTGCATCGTGCCATTCTGTAAAATCATCTGAAAATTTAGTTCTACAACCTTTGGTTAAGTCAATGTCAATTAACATAGTATATTCTGCGTCTATGCCTTGTTCTCTTATGTAGATTCTACCACCAGATATTCTAGGATCATATGGGCCTAAAGCAGTTACATTTAAAGATAAAGACTTCAAATCATAAGCATCTGCAACAGTATGTGTATTAGAATAAGCGAATGGAAGGGACTCTTGATTGCCATCATATATAAAGGTAGAAGCTAATTCATATGTTGCAGCAGGTATTGCACCATTTTCATCTTGATCTGTAATTATATTAACTTCAAAACCAGTTCCAGCTACAGCTGGATAAGTTGTAAAATTTGCAGGGGAAGCTGTAGATGCTGATGTTAGACCATTTTCAGAAGGAGGAGATAGTGTATTATCTTTCGCATAAAAATCTAAATAAGCATTAGCATCTGTACTAGAATTTGCTTCATCAAAATGTCTTCTTTGTATGAAGCCATACCATTGAATTTTAGAGCTAGATCCAATTGCTGTATCACAACACCTTATAGCTTCATTAATGCTATAATATAAAACTTGAGATGCTACACCGCTAGCAGAAGACCTTAATGTAATAGCGTTACTTTCCCAATTAGTTCCAGCTGTATTAGTTGAGTAAACATCTATTTTGTGTGTAGCTGGGTTTGCTATAAGAAGCAAGAAATCTGTTCCTGTAACTCCTGTTATTGTAGCTCCCCAAAAATCTTGAGGCGGAGTTTCAATAATAATAGGTATTGCTCTATCTAAAACAATATTGTTTCCATTATGCTCAACAACATCATAAATGCCCTGTCCTTTTGGATCAAACCCATCAGCACTAAAATCACTAGATGTTATAAGTATTCTAGTCCCAACTGGAAAAGAAGCAGCTAAGTTTTGTTGAGTTCCTCCACTTTTACGTTCTAACTCTCGCCTAATACCGCCATTTAGCCTAGCTATAAAACCAGTTGCAGATCCTTCATTGTCATCATCGCCTGTAATAGAGCTTGTCACTGCAACCGTTACAGCGTCTCTATTTCTATCTGTTTCAAAATAACCCAGACCAAAGCCTGATTCCACTGTAGTGATATTTGTATTAGCAAAAGCTGTAACTTTATTAGCTGCAACATTCATTACATAAGAGGGAGAAATAGAACCCTGAGTATTGAACATAAAGCCTCTAGATGATTCAAATTGATTATCTTGAATGTCAGCTGGATCTTGCAATGTATTTATACCGCCACTAAAATCTTTTAATTGATATATCTGTTTAGGCACTTATTATTTCTCCACAATAACTCGTATATCCATTGACTATCTCCAGTACAACTAAATTAAAATTGCCGTTTGTAAATATATCCACAACTCCTACATTATGGCTCCAGTTAGTAGGTCTGCCTTTTAAATAATCTTTTGTCATGTCTGTAAGGCACCCTAAAGAATGAGCCATGTGTGCTCCATCAATATGTTGAACAGTTGCCTTTTGACTGTCATGTGTGTGTCCATAAATAATGTTACAACCAAATTGCAAAGCATGGGTTCTTGCATGTGCAATACCTCCGTAATGGCCGCCATGATAAGCATATAGCTTAGACCCTAAAACTTTAAAGATCTTTCCATATGGGTACCATTTATAGCCTCTAGAGTCTATCTTAAAAGCCTTTCTAGAACCTAAGTGATCTAAGTATGGATTTTCTTCAACAAAGTTATCGAACCAAAGTTCATGATTACCTTGTACCATAATTTTCTTTTTACACTTTACGGATTTTAACGCAGAATCAATTTGATCCAACCCTTCATTAACTTCATCTATTTCTTTATATATCATAGGTAATTGATATTCTGTAGGTGGTCTTTTCTTTTTTCTCCATTGCCAATGGCTTACAGACTCACCATCTGCAAAATCTCCTAAACATAGAAAACCAGTAGGCTTGACTTTCTTAATAATGTTTAAAGCACAATTAAATGCTTTTTCGTCATGATTTGGAAAATGTATATCTGGGAACACAACTACTGTCTCTTTTATTTTCATCCGTATTGTTTAACTATTTGTAGAAACTTTTCTACAGTACCTTTACCCTTTGATGTATTATAATAGACTTTCCATTGTGACGCTTGCTCTTCAATTGTTTTAGGTAGAGGTTTTGGGACTCTCCTATAATGCAATCTACACATAGCTATTTGAGCTGATATATTAGTAGTAAGTATATTTTCCCACTCTGATTCTTTTGGGTCTAAAAAATACTTCCATTCTAACTTACAAGCCTTCGCTACTTTTTTCATCAAAGGCTCTCTATACTTTAAATAATTCTTACATATATCTACAGCCACCCAACTTTCACACTGCCAGAGACCTTTCGCTGGCCCTTTGATTTGTTTAAGGTATTCATATCTGCTTTCAACTAATCCAGTATTATAGATAAGACTGACAGCTTCATCGCTATGTAAATCTATATCCTTTAAAGTATCAGAGATAATTTCTTTTATTTGTTTAGAATTTAACAAATTAGAATCTCCACACGAGCTTAACAAGAGCCATGATAACATCCATACACTCTTTAGCCAGTTGTTCTTTTTCTTTTTCTGAAATTTTACCATCCTTAGACGCTTCTTTGTACTTCTGAGCCACATCCTTTAACTCCTTTACTACGATACGGTACTTTTGAGCAACCATCGTGCCCATAATCGTAAATACCAAAACCATAGCATATGCAAAATTAGTCCAGTTCATCCAATCCATTTATTACTCCAAGTTATTATTACTGTTAATATAGCTATGCCACCTAGCATATAACTACGCCAATTTTCTAAAGAGCTAGTTCTGCCATTTAAAGCTTTTAATTGATCTTTAATATCTGGCAGCTCTCTATTAAGAATTGTTTCAATTCTCGTAAGGCGTTCTTTAACATCATTACGATAAACGTCTATAGGTTCATAGTCCATTATCTATTGCTATTGCCTCCATTAATTCTACCAGACATATAAGAAACTTTATCTGACAGCTCATTTAATTCTTTAGTTATATCTTCTCGATGCCTTAAAGATGTTTCATCAGACTTGTTCCACCTATCTAACATTTTTAATACAATGCTTTCTAAGTTTTCTAAAGTCTCAGACTGACCTTTATTTTCTATTTTTAATTCTTGTATAGCTTCACCTTGCTGTTCTGCTCTTTTAGCATTTTGATATACCATAAAGACAAACATTGCCCCTACAACACCGATCATTCCTGCTTCGGAGTATAATGCTAAAAATTCTTCCATTAATTATTTCCATTGCCTCTTATTATAGACTCTACCTTTGCACAAACTTCCATAAACCCAATTACTTTCTTTTTTTCTTTTTTCGCCAACTTAGGGGATTTAGGTTGAGCTCTTTTTGATACCATTGAAGTTCTTCCTCCATCTTTTCATATCTAATACGTTCTTCAGATATATGTTTTGAAACAAGCTCGGATATTTGTTCATTAGCTTCAGCCATCCTTTGTTCCAGTACTGTGATACGATTTTCAATACGCCAAGCTCCATAAAAAAGTCCGCCAACAAGCACCAAAAGCTGACCCAACCACTTAATATTAATATTGAGGGCGAGATTGTCATCAATGACATCGCCTCGTATACTTCTAGCGGTTTTAGGTTTTCCATCTACAGACCTATTAGCCATCTAACAATCAATATAAAGACCCAAATAAATCCAGTTACGCCTATCCAAAAATGTATTTCGCTATCTTCTGACACGTTTTACCATTTCATAGCGATTGTGGAAGTAGCACCATAACTCACCATCGTACAACTTCACATACCAATGAACAGAGCTATCAGCATCAACAATTTCATTAAAGATAGTTGAATTATGTGTTGTCGTATCTGGGTTTAAAGAATATCCAGCTATATAAGTATCCCTGCAACCCATTCCATATGCAATTATTAAAAGCACGAGGATTGAAGAGATATAAATACCTAAACTTATTTGAACTTTCTTAATTAGGCTCTTATTATTCAAGGACTTATTAGTCATTATTCGTTATACTTATCTTTTGCCTTTGTAAGTAAGCTAGATTTTGCTTCTGATTCTGTATAAGAAATTCCATTGTTTTTTAAATAAGTTTTAAGCTGAACTGCTGTCCAACTATTTGCTGGTTCACCACTTGGGTGTCCATTTTGAGAAACAAAGTATTCTTCTTTTTCTGTATCGCCCCATAATGCTTCAGCAATCTTTTTTACCTTTGCATCTTCTGATGTAAGTACAGAATCTGGATGAACCACATGACGATGATAACTTGTGCTACCAATCTGACTGCCACCATCCATTACTTTTGTCGCAGTTCTTACTTGTATTGAGTAATCACCTTTTACTTCAACTTGGTCTACTTCGACCACTTTTTCTAATGCCATTACTGACTCCTTTTAATTATCCAATTAAAAAATTTATATATTGAAAGTTCCTGAAAATCCAAACTCTGTAGTATCTGCAAAATCTCCATCAGTGATATAATCAACTGACCCAGCATCTGCTTTATCATAAAGAGCGATTTCAGTACCAGACCCCTGTAATCCTGTATGACTTCCACTTGTAAATGTCCAATATGGCATAACAAACCCAGAGAGTTCAGCCCCACTATTGACTGAATAAGGCAACCCAGTTACTCTTGCATTACCACTAGAAGAACCTTTGCTGGTTAGTTTAATATTTGCAGTAATAAAAACTGTATTTCCAATTCTGTAGTATTTACCAACTGTATTTGCATGGTATGTAATCCCAGTTGTGCCACTGCCAAATTTTATTGCAGGAGTAAAATCGCCTTCTTCATAAACTAAACCATCATCACCTGAAGGGGCATTAGCTAAAGCTGGATTTTTTGTAGCATCACTTCCATCTCCAAGAGTTCCATGTAAATCGTTTCCTGATTTATCTAACCATTTATCAGATGCAACACCTGAACCATCTAATTCTAGAGTACAGCCTAGTTGCTTTACAGAAACATCATCAAAGTATATAGTGCCATCCTCGCCATCTTTATACATTAATTTAACCTGTGCTGATGAGCCACCAGTTACCGAAACAAAGTCATATTCAATATGATTCCAAGCGTCTTGTGTTAAATTATCAAGTATTCCTGTGCCATCATTACTGTAAATAACACCACCACCACCATCGTGTAATAAAATCCTCATATGAGTAGAATCGTCTGGATAAACCCAAAGAGATAATCTATATTGCTTACCAGCAACTGTAGTAAAAGTATCTGAGTCTATCCCCCAACCACTAGCACTGCCAGATGCAACGACTTTTCGAGAGTATGTTCCAGTTTTTGCTTGTTCTGATGAACGACTAGTTGTAACAGAGCCTCTATCTGCCCAGTTACTGTCGGCTTCCATTGTGCCATTTGTAATAAGTTCTGTATTGGGCGAACCTTGATATTTGTACTCTACGCTTTTTCCAGAATACAAATCTTTAACTTGAGATGCACTAAGTGCTATATTCCATAATTGTACTTGTCCAATATCACCAGTAAAGTTATCAGCACCAGAAGCATTAGCCCCAATAGTAAGAATAGAAGTTTTATTAGCCATAACTGTAGGAATAGTGCCTGAACCAGTTAATGTTCCTTGGTCAATACCATTTATGTATATCTTTATTGTTCCAGTTGAATAATCGCTATCCCAAACAACTACAGCGTGATTCCATTTGTCTAAATTAGAAAGTACTGGAGTTGCTCTTCCAACAGCATCATCTCCACCAGTTGGACTAATACCAATATTTAATTTTTCGTCTGTACCAAAATATAATGTATATTCTCGATTACTACCAGTTCCGTTATATTTATTAATTAAAACCTCACCACCACTAATTGTACTTTCTTTGCATTTAAACCAGATAGAAATGCTTAATTTTGGACTGAAGGAAAGTCTGTCATCATCTGCTAGACTTATATAATCATTTGTGCCATCAAAATGATAATATGGAGAGGGCATTGTACTTACTACATGATTTTGTCTGCCTTGCTCGTTTAAAATATGATTACCATTAAAACTTGTATCCGTTGTTGATAACTGGACACCAGCAGAAGTTCCTTCGCCATCTTCTACTGTTCTGAGTGTAGCATCTACACCACTATTTGAATTTGAAACTTGTAGTAAGTCTTTGTAACTCTCGCTTACTTTTTTACCTGTTAAAGTTGCCATAATATTATCCCGTTAAATCTTCCCAATTGGTTTTTGTTTCCTCCCATTTAAGCATAATTGCTTCTGCCCCACCCCATCCAGCATCTAATATTGTCTGAACAAAGTTCACAGCTACTTGTCTGATTGCCCCTAGCATTATTTCAACGCTATTAAATTGGTTGCAGTTGTTCCTGTAGCGTCTACCCTATCAAAAACAACGGGTAATACCTGACCACTTGCTAGATTTTTAAATACAATAGCCTCACCGCTATTATTTAAGTCTAACGCAACATCTCCTCCGACACCTACATATAATGCTTTGTATGGAGCTCCAGTTACATCATTGTCATTATCAGGGGAGACTGCTACTGCGCTATCGTATAATAATTGATTTAGTGATTCCTTTACGGAATATTTTTGTAATTCAGCCATCTTGTTTCTCCTAAGCTACGACACCTTCCCGAGCTTGACTCCTCTCATGGGTGTCTTGGTTTAAAAATATTTGTAATTTTAAATTATAATCTTGAGTTAAAGACTGCTTTAAAGCAGTATATCTGTCAATAATTCCTTGTTGAGCATTTGCCAGTTCAACATCTTCATCTGTATTGACATAAGTTTTCATTTGAGTAACTGCATCTGAAATCAACCTATTTAAACAGTACATAGCACCACCTATTATTAATAAATGATCGCATTCTTGCGGAAAATTGAAATCTTGAGTAGAACCGTGTTCTAAAGATGTATTCATACTAACATCCGATACTGGCATAATAGGTATGTAGTTTACATTTGCAGTTGTTTCACTTGACCCCGCATTTCCTATAACATACAAAGTTTCATTTTTTATGTAGTACACAGGATCAGTGTTAACTGCCCCGTATATAGAATTTACATCGTTGTATTTTGCTTTATCAGATACGGGAATTTGTTTTGCTTGATGATTGTCTTTATCAACAGAAATTACGTGGTAATCTCTAATACTAATTCCATCTGACCCTGTAGTAATTGCTGCTGTTCTAGTGTATCTAGCTAATGACTGATGTGGCATAGCATTAATTACATCAGCACCAGCTTGTCTAATAGCTTGAGTTATTAAATCATCATCACCAACAGCTCCTATTAAATCTTCTATTCCAGTTTTAAAACTTATTGAAAGTGAATACGACATTAAAAATCATACCCTTTCACCGAGTAAACACCCGATTTTTCTCTGTTTGAATTTTTCTTAGCTTCGTTAACCAATTCTTTATAAAGCCTTCTAAAGTACATAGCTTGATTTAAGCCCTTTCCTTCAGGTGTTTTTTCATACCCCTTGGCAATAACATAATAGGTTAAAGCTTCGTGGAATTCCTCGGGTATATTTGGAGATTCTAACATACCTATTGAACCATCAGGTGTATCTACTTTTCCAAATCCCTCATCCATTACAATCGCTTGGATGTACGCATACTTACCAACGTCAGATGATGCTATAGCAGAATACTTTGAACCATCAGTATTTTCAGTTCTTTGAGCGAGTCCTATACTTTTATTGTTATGAATCCACCATACTTTTTTTTCTGCATTTTTTTTATCACTCATTAGAAATTACCTACAGCCTCACCATCTGGAATAAATTTTTCATGACCATCAATAATCCTTGGTATTTCATATCCATCATAATCTACTCTTTCAATTTCTAAAATTCTTTCTCCGTCTGTAGTAGACGTATCCGCAAGATCAGCTAAACCTGTAAAAGGATAATAAGTATTAGCATTTCCCGTTGTACTATTAGTTGCTACTGTTAATCTGTATGTTTTTTTCAATATTCTAGATTTTGCACAAAAATCTCTTAATGCGTGACCTAAATGAATCCGTGCTTCAGTTTGCCCCATATCGGGATGATGTTGCTGAACCAATTCTATCATCTGTTTTTGTGTCATATTATCTCCGATATTGGAGGGGCATTAAGCCCCCCCAACACGTTTTGTTTAGTTATCTCGATTAAGAGAATGCAGTAACAAATGCTACATCGCTATTTGCATTTAAGATAATCCATTGTGAACCATCGCAAACTATGTGCATACGCGAACCAGCGTCTGAAGCATCTCCAAATCCTCTGCTTGCACCAGATGTTATTGCAGTAACTGCCCCCGTGCCATTTAGTATTACCCCTCCAACAATATTTGTATCTGAAGTAACCAACACTTCTGCAGCAGCATTGCTTGCCACTCCAAGAACTATATCGTACTCAAAACCTTTGCTGGATGCAGTTGCTGGTAAAGTAATTGTAAAGTTTGCTGCTGCGCTTGCATCAACAACTATTTTTTTACCAGAATCTGCAGGTTGTAATGTCACATCAGCACTTACCGCTTTTATACCTGCATTCGAACCACCTAAATAAGGTCTAGCCATAAATAACCTCCCTTATGCTACGATGGAAAATTTCTTATGACTTTCAATCAGACTTACACCAATACCTTCATCAGAAAAATATTGATCTTTTACGCCATCGTAAGCATCATCCGTTAAGATATTCGCTTGGAACTTTGGCGCTCTGTATTGAGCGTGAAAGAGATTATCATCAGAAACAACAAGCATTGTTTTGTTGTAAGCATCTCTAAGGACTGGAGTTGGAATCAACTGCAACGCCCCGTGAGGTGTCTCTAAGGTTCTGTAATTAAATCCCAATGAATCGCGTTTCATATCTGCAAGATTTACTGTCCAACCAGAGTTTCCAGCCAAACCTGAACTACCCGCCATTTTTGACCAGTAACTCATAGCACCCATTCCGCAGAAAGCACGTTTTATACCAGCTTCAGGAACATATTGGAAAACTTTTTCCATATCATCTACAAAACTTCCATAGCTATAACTAGCCTCAGAAATTTCGAATATATTCTGATCGTCACCTGAAGAAGCACCGTGCTTCTCAATTGCTGGGATAATACCCATTGTTGATCGAACAACATTACCATTTGTGTCACTTAAAGAGTTATCATTAAACCCGCCGCTTGTATTAATTGGTGAGCGACCAAATAAGAAAGCTCTTTCTTTTTGAACCTTATGCTCTTGTGATTTTTGCTCACGAAGTCTAGCCAATTCAGATGATTCTCCACGCAAAGAAGCCTCTAAAAGAGTACCTGTGATTTGCAGTGGTGTTTTAAATATCTGACATTGATTATAAACTACAGCTAGCTCATCGCTCCATGCAGTTCCAGCATTAGTTCCTTCACCATAAGCGTTTCCAACTACAAATAAATAATCATCTGTTGAAGTAGTAACTGTTGCATCACCCATATTTTTACAAACCCACTTGTTTGTGCCTTTATCGGTGATAAGAAGAACTCCTCTTTTGGTTGTCTTGGTTGAATCCCACACTTCAAGCATTAAGCCTATATGACTGTCATAAGAAGTTCTAGTACCTTCACCTTCCATCCCTACAATAGAACCAGCCTTTATTTCTAGATCATCTTCAGCATTATCTGCATCAAACGCTTGATTATTTGCATCTGAATGAACTTGAGCGTATTGCTTTGCCCAGGGGTTGCGGTGTTCAAACATTTTAAACTGCGGATCAGCCATTCCAGTCATAGTGTTTTGATTTGCAATCACAGTTGTGAAAGGCGCAACATCGGTCCACAGTTCCTTAACTACATTAGGGCGTATATAAAAATCTCTACGATCACTATATAAGACACCCGTATGAGTCATTACTTTGGCATTACTTGCCATATTATTATATCCTCCTAAACCTAGAAGAACTCAAATTCAATTGTATCGAGTTGCTCTAGATTATTTCGTTAAACCATCTATCTTTTTTTTTGCATCAAGCTAAGATTAAATAAGTCTTCGTCTGTGTATTGAGGTTGATTCTCTCCACCACCAACACTTGGAGGGGGAGGAATATTTACCCGATTTTGACGATTCTTCATCATCTCAGCCTTCTGTCTCGTATCCACCTCAGCGGTACTTGGAGCATTCCTGATTCTGTCTAAAGCAACTAGATTCTCTAGAGATATACTATCGGGAGAAGAATAATATTTAATAAACTCACCCGCTCTTTCGGGGGTGTAATTATAGTTCTCCATTAAGTTTCTCTGCATAGCTTCTCGTTGCTGAACTGCCATAGCTTGTTGTTGCTGTTGTTGTTGCAATTGATATTGCTTTTCAGCTTCTTGATTTCGATGTATTTCCATATTCTCTTGGTAGCTAACCAAGTCTTCACGGTAATTATCGAGTGCATCACGATATTTAAAGCTGGCTGATTCAGGATCCATATATGCTTCTGATGGATCATAATTGCTTGGCTTACTAGGTCTTTCGGGTTTCTTTGGTAAGCCCTGAGATTCGGGTTGCCCGGCAACCTTAGGGGAATTACCAGAGAGTGATGATGCAACATTATCAAGAATCCAAGGATTGTCCTTGATGTGCTTTGCTATAGGCTCCACAGTTTCAAGTTCTTTTATCCTTTCTTCCATTCTGTTGTACTCACTCGCCTTCTGATCATATTTACTTTGCCAATATTCGTAGCGTTGCTCTTGAGGTTCAGCCTCTTGCTCTGCTACAGGTTGCTCAGTTTCAACCTTTTGCTCTCCCGTATATCGCCCCGTTTCAGGATTGAAATCTGGGCTAAACGGTTCTAGAACGTCAGTTACGTTCTCGTTACCTGCGTTGTCGTTTGTAGTTTCCTCAGCAACGACATCTTGTACTTGATCTTCCATTATCATCTTCTCCTTCCGATTTGTCTATCCGACAGCAACCGGGGTTTGAGTTTCTGCTTCTTCTTCCCGTTCCGTTTTCAGTAGGTCATTCAATCGAGCCTCATACAATTCAACTGCTTTAGCTGTTTTGTCACTAGCTCTACCTAACTGACGTTTAAATTTTTCTATTTCGACACGTTTCTTGTCGTGAACACTTTCACGTTCTGTCGTTTGAAGATCGCCTTTAATCTTCTTTAATTCTTCTTGAAGTTGCTGAATCATTGACTGCTGTTGCTGGATAATAGATGTTCTTTCAAGTACGCCTTCCGTGTCTGCAACTTCAGTTTGTTCTAATATTTCAACTTGGTCTATAATACCTGCTTGATATAGTTGCATATAGTAATCAAATCTTGCCCAACGATTAGATGGTAGCGTAGAACCACTTACCACAATTAGATCGTACTTACCTATAGTGACATCATTGACACGACCTACAATCTCACCAGTAAAATCATCGTATACTGGTCTATTTAGAACTGCCACACTTGTTCTACCATCTGGCTTCATTAGTCTAACGATTTTTTCGTCTGTATATGTCTGCTGTACCATCTGTACCACCACTTTACCGATCTGATTTAACATCTCATCAATATCATCTAACTTAGACTTGATTCTGCGTTGGGCATACTCATCAATAGCTACTGTTCCTTTATATGTTTGTGGAGCAGCGCTTGGATCACCTTGTGATAAAGGATGAATCCCTAGAATATGATAAATGCTTGACTTTGCATCTTCTTTATTTTTATAAAGCTCATTAGGGAGAGGTATAGGACCCGCTACTATAGGCTGTCCTAATTCAGGGTCGTATTCAATGACCCCTGTACCCGCTCTTGACCATTCTTGCTCTAATTGCTTTCTGTCCATTGACCCTCTAGGAATCAGAAGCTTTGTATTTGTAGAACTGGATGCGTGAGCAATAATTAAAGATGTTAATTTGTTTATGTACTCTTGAATAGGCTTTACAAACCTCACATCGCTCATTGGATATGGGTTTCTGTTGTGCCTATTCATAAGTGGCACAATTGGATATTCGTTAATATCCATAATGCTATGATCTAATAAGATTCCCCCAACAGAAAGAACCCTTTCAATTCTGTCTGTCATTACCTGATTAAGAACAATTACACCTTCTTCAATCATTTCTTTTTTTGTTACAGGGGTAATTCTTGTCGTTGAATTCGGTATAGCTCCCTCGTGTTCTTCGCCCGGCATTATAGAAGGCTGACCTGTAACTGGATCAGGCATCATATGATAAACACCACCTGTAGCCTCATAAATTTGTAACAATTCTGAAACTGCTTTTTGCTCAGTTACGGGTTGAACCCCTTGAGCATTTTCCATAAAGACTGCAGGTTCTTGAGCAAATTCACTAAAGCCTTCTTCATTCATTATATTCTCTTCACCTGTTAAAGTATCTAACAAGTGGAAATAAGGAAGTTTAACTTTTTCATAGCGATCTATGACTTCATAATGGCGATAGTATCCATCATCGTCCTCAGTTGGTCCTATCTTTTGATCTTCTGACCCTTCTCTTGTTGTGCTTGGGTATCTATTATTAGAAGATGATGTCATCATATCATCCAACTGATCTGCCATAGATGGATACATTGTTTTTATTTGCTCATCTGTGATGCGCTTTGAAACAATCATACAAGCTGAGTCCCTAGCAAATGGGTCTTTTGCATTTGGGTCTAGATATAGGTCAAGGGGATCGATGCTTTTTATCTTGATCTCACCCCGACCAAAATCAGCCATCCCATCTACATAGGTCTGCATGACCCCCATACCTTTTACATAGTAATCATCAACAACTTGTTTTAACTCAACATTCCCATTAGAAATATCCCATATATATGCCATAATATCTGAAAACAGACGACCAACTTTATTGTCGGAATCATCTCTGCCTGCAGACTGAAATTTTGGTTTATTAGCTGTAAGAAGTGCTTTGGCTTGTTCTACTGCGGGATATATTATATTATCAACAATAGGGACTTGTGAACGATCAGCTAAAACTCTCTTATGTTCACTCTTCCATTGCTGATTATTACGGAATTCATCATCTTCCATTGCTTGAGTTGCCCACATGGCTCTGCCTTCGTGATAGTTGTCAAGCAACTTTTCTGACTTGGTTACTTCGGGGTGTCTCTCGTGTGCCATATATTACTAAGTAATTACGGCGGTAATATTATCGAGAATAATTTCCGATCCTCAACGCCCTATTTTAAACTAATTGCCAATCACTAAATATATTTCGTATGCCTTTGGTTACAAGTGGAGCATCTTCATACTTATGATGAGGTATGTAAGAACCTTTATTAGCATAAAATAAACCATCTAGAAGGTCATCGTGCTTACCTCTAGGGAAAAGTAACAACTCATTGATCAAATCTTGCTGATCTTCCTTTAAAAACATCTTATGGTTAGCAAATATGGGCTGAAGAGACTCTAGGCGGTTGCTTTTAGAGGTTCTAGGGTTTTCTTTAATATTCAGCCCAGGTATGAATAAATTTTCATCTCTAGATCTTTTTAAGACATATTCTCTTAACATTTCCTGATACCCTACAGACTCTATCCTTGTTTTCTCAGAGCGGTATCGTCTAAAATTGTTTACAATTGCTTCTGCTAAAGTAAGTGGAGTAGCGTGTTTTCTGTAATAAGGTAAGGAATACCGATTATCTTCGTCATCAACTGCTAAATTGTAAATAACGGAATAATCTGCTCCTCTTTTTACACTTGAAGCGGGATCGACCCCCGTAAATACATTTACAGGAACCATTTTATCGCATTTTTCACCATCTAACGAGGTAATCCTTAAATAACTCTTGCCTTTTTTACGAATAAAGTCACCATCGTAATACCTAAAGTCATCTGCTTTAAAAAGTTGGTCCTCATCCCCTACAATTTCACAAGCATATTCTCTATAGAATACAGATAGCCTATTAATAGATTCTAATTCTTTTTTCTTTTCAAGAAGCTTTTCAATGCTCCACCAGTCTTCCCAAAGAGCAATATTTTTATCGAAATCGGGCTTAAAGGTTAAGTTTTTCCATCCGTGCATCCCTTTTAAGGTTTCTACCATACATCTTTGATGCTGAGGTGTACCAATTATGACAATTCTACCCTTCATAGGGTCTAATGAGGGAACTGCGCTTTGAAGAAGCCATCTCAGGTTATTTTCCATAGCTTCAGCTGTTTTGGTATTATTTTCATCTTCAGGATCATCTACTATAATTAGTGTAGGTCTTTGATTCCCAACCTTAATACCTCTCAATTGTTGCCCTGTACCCTTACAGATAACCATAGAACCGTCTTTTAATTCAATTTCGGACTTAGACCAGCTTCTAGCACTATGTTGCCCCCAGTAGCCAAATATGGAGCGAAACGCTTCAGAGTAATCCATTGTATCCTTTAGAAGACCTAAGAGCTTAACTGCATGATCTTGAGTCCTAGACACCAATACAACCAATTTCTGTCCTTCTCCATACATTAAATGGTGTAAGGGGAATATACCACCTACTATAGAAGACTTAGCGTGTCCTCTGGGTGCTACAATATTGATTTGTTTTTTATCGGGATTGAGTAGCTGTTCAGCAATCTCATAATGAAACTTGGGAGAATTGACCGCAAACATATTTGACATACATATTTTGCCAAATAAGACCATATCGTGCCTCAATTTAGAGGCTATTTCTATTCTTTTCTTATCAGACACTAATAATCGGAGCCAACTAGGGTATTTACATCAGCGTCAGCGACTTCTAAGCCCATATCTTCAGCTACTGCCTTTAGCACATTCATAAATGAAGATAATTTCTCTTTATTTTTGTCACTCGCCTTAATGATTACAGTCTTTTTAAGCTTCTTGTGGCTTTTCATAGGGAAGTTCCTTCTTTTGAGACATTTTTAGGCTCTTTTTTTCTTCTGTTGCAATCTGATCCAGTATGGTATTGGACATATCTATTTGTACTGTATCCGTAGTCATACTCTTTTTAGGTAGCATATCAAGTATTTTAACAAATTGTTCAGCACCTCTTAACATATTTGAAGGGTCTTTGTTCTCTTTAGCTATTTCTATAGCCCCTAATAGCATATCTAGGACATCCCCTTGAGCAATATCTCTATCTTTTAAGGCTTTTTGTATCTCATCATCCAGCATTTTCTGAATCCTCTCTGTTTTAAATAATCTGCGAGCAGTTAAATCGGGTCTTTCTTGATCTTTTCTGTATATTTTACCAAGTAAGTTCCAATCTATCTTATTCCCACCCAACATCATTGCAGCATAAGCTTTTACAACATTCTTAGTACGAGTTTTCTTAGCTTCTTGCTCGTGCCAAGGTCTAACACCTACCTGAGAGTACTGCCCCGCACTTCTATGAGGCAGATACTCCAATCTGGACTTATTCACCCATTGTCTCCCGTAAGGAAATGTAACTTGATCTACGTCCTTATACTGCTTTCGATAGATACATTCAGCAATATATCCATCATCACTAATACCATAGTCACCCTCCTTGCACTCCTTCCAAGACTTATACTCTATTTCTCTATTACTTGCTTCTTCTTTAGAGTACACAGGGTAAGTGACATTTCTGTATTCATTCTTTTTAAATTTTCTAGTTATAAAATCCATCTAGTATAAATATATATACTGACTTGACAACTGTACTGTAATAGTATATTTTACTGTATAGTAACTATACAGACTATTATACAGCATAATATTATACAGTATAGTAATCCCTGCATTCAGTCGTATTCTATATGCTGTACTCCTTTAAGTCCGTATCTCCAATCCTGTATCTGAAATATACGCTCCATTATCCTCTGTTCAGCATCAAATATGTTCAATATCCGTATGGCATCTTCTGTTAATTCGTATACTTTCTCAAATTTACCCGTTTGAGGGTTCATTTTCTCTAATGGAGCCATTTTATCAGTTTTCATAGACTGAAAGTATAGATGACTATGGGGGATTCTCTACGCCCCAATCTCAAAAATTTAGTGTAGAATGTGTGTGGGAGATATACAGTACCCCGACCCCCCTTCGGTACAGGGCTATACCCTATACTTTTCGTTGAGAAAAGGTGTCTAGCCTGTACCTCAGCCCTTGTTGAGCGTCCCCTAGTTCTTCTAGGAAATATTTTCTTTAACATAACAAAAAGGATGTACAATGAGTCTAGTAACTAACCTAACAATGCGTTTTACACGCTATGATGCTCTCCAAAGTGAACCTTGGGTAAAGGTAATTCCTGATAAGCCTATTGAGGATTTATCTGATGAGGAGCTTACCAACATCGTTAACAATGCTGGGTCTATCTCAGTATTCATCGGTGATGAGGATAAAGCTGAGATTCCAGCTATCGTTGCCCAGATGCAAACCTTGCGTGATAATCTTAAGTGGCGTGGTGAGGTCAAAGATAGTCCGTCAGCTTATGTTGATAAGCGTTCTGGTGAGGAGGTCGTTGGCTATAGAATCGGGTTTACCAAAGAACCCCCTCGTAACCCGTCTTTGGGTGCTTTCAGCAAGCGTATCGCTAAGCTGGTACGATAGGTTCCATAACCCAGAAAAGGGGCAGTCATTGTACTGTCCCTTTTTTAATCCCTGCAAATAAAAATCGCTTTAAATAAAAAGCAATAAAAAAAGGATATAAGGAGTAAAGAATGGAATATTATCAAGAGCCTTGGTATATAGATTTAGAATTTTATAACAATATTATTGACGCTGGTTATATAAAAATAAATAAAGCTAACAGAACAAGGACAGGAGAAAAAACAGTTGCTCTTGTTCATACCCCTCACGATAAAGATGAATTTTCTGAAGTTGCAAAAGAAGGTATGGCAAATGCTATTTTAATATCTTTTGCACCTGAAATGTTTCATCTTTTAAAATTGAGTCAAAGACATATAAATGCAGGTACTGAGCATTTACATCCACAACAACGGATAAATAGAGTAATAGACGAAATTGAACAAAAGATGAGTGATACCCTTAAAATGATAGATGAAAATAAAAGAAATTCTTAATCGAGTAATTTGAGGGAGTAGGTGCGCATCTGCCCGCCTAGACACAGCTGTAAGCTCTTGTCTATGTATAGGGATGCTCCAATAAACTGGGAAAACACCCTGTAATTGGATTCCTATCCTTGCTCCCTCATTATTTTATGGCACAATACTTAAAATTTTTAAAACAAAAAGGAACACATACAATGCGTTATTTAATAAACCAATCGAAGAATAGTCTTTTTCATCACTTTTTACCAACAGGAAATGTAACTGTGGTTTCAATACCAAAGAAAAACTTTCCGAATGTTCTTAGAGCCTTGGCAGAGGCTAGGAAACGTGTTTTTGGGAAGTGAAACCTGCACTTTCCATTGCCTAGGGGGAGTTGTGACTGTTATCTCAGTTACACTCTCCCTATTTTACACTTGGGGCATAAAAATAAAAATCAATAGGAAAAAAACAACGACACTAAATAAAAGTTAACACAATATCTTTGTGTTGTTGGTTGGCAGTTATGCCTTTGCCCCTAAAAATTTACAATAATTAACAAAAAAAAGGATAAAAAATGGACGATAACAAAAGTACTACAACAATTCAGCTTAAAGGTAAAGACCTAGAAGAATTTATAATAATAGATAAATGGCATTCATTAAGGAATAAGGAAACTTATCTAGGGTATCAATTAAAAAGAATGTGGTATTATTTAAAATACAACATAAAAACTTATTAAGGAGAGTAAATGAAAACATTAAAAGACATTAAAGATATTAAATTTGTTAACAACGTATCGGAATTAACTCCTATTGAATCAAATGCTGGCTGGTACATAGGTAAAGTGTATAATGATGAAGGTTTTCTTATGCCTCACTCAAGAAATAGTGAGTATATGAGTAGAGATGAGGTAATTAAAAAGTATCGGTGGTTAAAAGCGCCAATACAGGATTTAAGAAAAAAGGTTGTTTTTAATGACGGTTTTTCTGTGTCAGTTCAAGCATCTGCTAGCCACTCGTGTGATCCAAAAATAAATGGCTTATTTACCAAGTATAGATATGTTGAAGTAGGTTTTCCAAATGAAAAAGAAGAATTACTTATACCTTATGCAGATAGCCCTATGATTGAACCTGAGTTAGCAAGAAGAAGTAGTGACAAGTGGACACACGAACAAGTTTATCATTATGTTCCTTCTGTTGTAATAAAATCAATAGTAAAAAAACATAAAGGTATAAAAAGTGGAGAAATGCCTGAGCTTGATTATAATTCAGAAGAATATTAATGTATAAATTAAAATATAAAGGTAAAACTTATTACCGAGCTGACCATCCTATTACTTATAGGTATATGGGAAATATTGAAGCTTATTACAGTAAGATTGAACAGAATCTAGGATGCAGTTTGCTTAATATAAAACAGATTGTAAAAAAGGCGTTAACAAGCGTTAAATAACAAACTAGGGGTAATGTATCAGTTGCCCCTAAACATCTCCATATTAAAGCGATTAAGGTCTTAAAACACCCCATATATCGCTACAATTCAAACACTTCAAATATTAATTAACTATGCGGAGGGAGCTGGGTAAACCAGATTAGTGGATAAATAAAGTGACTGAGTGTCCGAATTGCTGAAGTTTTGGGAAGCACACTTCTTTATTTAGGTTGTGGTGGATTAGGCTGAAAAGCACTAATCGTGTACGCATAGTTAATAAATTTTTGTATAATTAAAAAGGAACAGCTTATGACAATAAATGAGCTAAACATTACTTTGTCTGATCTTACAATAGAAAATCTAATCGAATATTTTGACGGATACGGTATTGTTGTAACTGATGATGAATTAATTAAAAAACGAATTAAACAACTGCACAATTATACACCTTGTCTAGGATACGATGTCATTGCAGATGAAAATGGACATCTCTACGAAGTTAATTGTGAATGTTGGTATTGTAAACCCATAACAAAAGGAGTTGTAGTTGAAAAACATAACTAAAACAGTAACTAAAACAGAAGAGTCTTTACTCTTATTAAGTAAAAATATAAAAATTGTATCAAATGTTCGTAAAGGCGTTGATACTAAATCAGAATCATTTAAAAACTTAAAAACCAGTATTAATAATAATGGTTTAAGAAGTGCTTTAAATGTGTATAAAGACCCTACAGATGGCAAATATTATCTTATTGCAGGACACAGAAGGCTGAAAGCAATTCAGGAATTAGAAAATGAGTACAATATTACTTCAGAAGTTCCAGTAATTGTTTCACCAGTCCCTAATGGTGACTTGTCTACTCTTCAGTTAGAAGAAAACCTATTAAGAGAGGATTTATCTTTCTTAGAAGAAGTTTTAGCTTTTAAAGGTATGATTGATAAAGATAGTACTATTAAGAGCATTTCTGAAAAGTTTGGACATTCGCCTAATTATGTAAAAGAAAGATTACGATACTCTAATTTAGTGCCTGATCTTTTGAAGCCCTTTGTGTTTAATTCTGATTCATTTGATAAAAAAGCAATGAAAGATTTTGCTAGTAACACTCAGCAAGTGCAAAAAGAAGCATTGACTTGGGCAGTTAAAAACTCTAAATCAAAAACTATTGCAAAATATGTAAAAAGTCACTTTGAAGAAGATAGCGTTGCTTGGAATCATAGTTTTCTCCGTTTTGAAAACTTGGTTGGAATCAAAGAAGATAAGGATACTTTAATTGAACTTTGTGGTGGAGAAGATGAGTTTAAAGATTTGCAGTCTACTTATCAAACTAAACGACAAAAATCAATGCAGTTATTTGAGGAGTTTACAGATGATTATGATGGTACTATAGGATTTGTTAAGTATGCCTTAGTAAATACTTCTGATGAAACAATGGCTGACTTATACAAAAAGTTAACAGAAGTTAAACAAGTTCCAGATTTAGAATATGGCTGGAATGATAATGTGAAACAAGCTGGTTCTTTATGTGAACTTATGATAAGCCTACGCAAAGCTCCAAAGGCAATTGAAAGTGTTGTAGGAAGGTCTAATTTGGGAAGTGGCAGAGTAGCTATAAAGATAAAATCACAGAAAAAAGGCGGAACTAAGGAAAAAGTTGAAAGAACAAAATACTACCTTCAAACAAAGAAGTTTGGAAAAGCTACAGTTCCTTCGTATGTAGATTACTTATATAAGACCTGGGCAAAGAGTTCAATAACTGAAGAACAAGTCAAGCTTGTAATGAAAGATACTTGGAACTTATCTTTAAAGGATATATCTGTTGGAAGTCATCAAGCTGGATATAATTTAGAAAGAATCCACAAACTGTCTGGAAGCAATCCCGCAACTCTTTCTTTTCATATACTTCAAGCTTTAATTCACGAATATGTATTTCGTTGCAATATAAAAGAGCTTGATAAGTTTGCAAAGCTAGTTAAAGGTGCAATTTCTTACAAAGAATGGTGCTTAAAATGTTGGGAAGTAGAGGACATTAAAGAAGGTATGCTTCTTGCCATCTCAACAACGAACTTAAGAAATGCTTTTAAGCAAACTGGTTCAAAGAAAGATATTGTTAAATATATCACAAGTAAATCGGATGTTAAGTTTCCGTTTAGAGATATTTTTACCAGTAAAGAAGCAAATTGGAAGGAAATCGAAGTGAAATCAGCTTACCTCGATAAGAAGCTTATCTATAAACCTATTATGTAAGCTTCGGTTAAAAAGGGGGGTGTTCGCATTGCGCCCCCCTTATAAAAACCACCCTAGAGACCACCCCTGAGACCACCCCCTAAATACTTAATTAATTGCATCTTCTAAAAATATAAGTTTAGTGTGTACTTGATGCAATCCATCTTTAAAATCTATCTCTACCCAATTGAAAGACTTAGTCTCAACTAAGCTTCCGTCTTTAGCAATATAAGTTATATCCAAATCAATAAAGTAATCCTTGTCATTTGTAATAAGCTTTTTAAATAGACTTAAAGAACTCAAAAATGACTTGGTAAGACGTTTTAGACTTTTTTCACTATCTTTGGTAATGTAATTGTTTACAGGGTGATCATCTAAGTCTCCATAGTACTCACCTATGCAAAAAATATCATTTCTTATAGTATTCAAGTCATACCCTAATTTTTCAGAAAAAACATCTACGCCTTGGACGGACTGAATATTTCTTCCGAATATCATTTTTTTAAAGTTTATATGCAAATCAATCTTAAAAACAACTTCGGAAGCAATGTTATTGTAGAGTTCTTTTTCAACCATCTTTGAAGAAGGTTTACTTTTCAATCTTTCAATATCTTGTTCTTGATATTTAATAATCCTATGCAGTTTGTCTATATAGCTGCTGCTATCTATTTCTGTTGATACATTTCTATCTCTAATCATGTGAGTGGCTCCTTTCAACTCTATTTTAGTGTTTAGTAATTTGATTTCTTTTTTGTAGATAGACAAAATTTTATTAAAGCTTCTGTCACTCATTTCTTTCCCTTCAATCCAATTATATAGTGTTGAACGACTAATATTAGTTCTTTTGGAAATAGAAGTAAGCGATAAATCGGTTTTCTTAAGCCAATTTAATACTTCATTTTTATTCATTCTATAAACCCCTTCATTGTAGACCAAACTTAACAAAAATTGTACAATCTATAAATAATTAATCTTAAAACTGGACAATTATGTCCATTTTGTATTATCTTAAAAGGAGGTAAAATGCAAATAAATCAACGATTAGATTCGAAAAAAAGACATTTATTGATGTCAAATTCAATAAGGTCTTACAAATCAAATTCCTCACTAATCACCTGTTCTAATGCTCAAAATCTGGTAAAAGAATTTAAGGAATTCTATAGCTCTAGAAGTATGGAAACTCTGCGAATTAGAATGATGACTAAGAGGCAACTATCTTCTTACCTTAGAAAGATTAACAGCAATAAGGCTGTTCAGATAGCTAGAAAAATAAAAGACCGCAGGGAATTCAATAGATATGTCGGCAAAGATATTAAGAGAATGTTATCTAATTATATGTTTGCTTATCATAGAAAATTACTTCTAAGTAAATAATTGAGGTAGGCTCTTGACAATGACTACCGCTTCCTTACCCCTTCCACATACACACGTTGAGAGCCTTCTCATAATTACAATGAGAATTAATTCAAGAAAATGTCCTTACTGCAAATCGAAATTAATTGGACATCTGTACAGTTCCTACGATCCTGAATTGAAGGAAACAATTACAGAAATCACATTAGAATGTAAACCTTGCAGTCGAGAAATAGATATATCAGATTATTATGAAACACTAACTTTAAAAAAGGAACAAAATGGTAGTTTTAACAGAACTAAGAGAGAGTTGGGCACAAATGTTCAACAGCATTGATTCTTTTGTTGAAAAGGCAAATAAAATAAGCCCTGAACTTGCTAAACAGTTAGATAGAAAAAGTATCCAAAAAGCAATGGTTGCAACTCGGAAATTAGATGCTCTCCTTACAGAAGCTAAGAAACAATCCGATGCAAATAAAGCAAATAAAAATCAGGAAAAACTTTTTAATGAGTGATTTAGAAAAAACAGCAGATGAAATGTGTGAAAACCTTTATCCTTACTTAAGCAAATTGGGTTTTCCATCAGAAGAAAATGCTGTATCTGGTTTGGTAGCCAAGTTTGACCTAACTAAGGAATTGGCTGTAGAGATATATAAACGATGGACTAGAGATTGCGATAAGTTTCGTGCTGATAACTTAAAAGAACCGCATCCTATTCATAAAGAAAGAATGAAAACATTAAATCTATTAAGGAAATCCTTATGACGAATAAACTAATGGTTCATTGTGGTGGAATAAATGCAAACTATAATGAAGTTTGTAGTGTTCCACTTCCTCAGGAAACAGAGACTTATGTACCTGTTCCATACAAAGATATAATAGACAATACAAAAGAAGTAGCTGATACCTTACTTAAGGGTTATGAATATGACAGCTCTCAATATGCTTTATCTGGTAAAGATAAAGATGGTAACTATAACAAATTCTTCGGAGTCCACTATTATAAAGGTGACAATGAAGAAATGCACCAAGCGATTGGTATGCGCTCTAGCTATGACAAATCAATGGCAAACGGTGTATGTGCTGGTGCTAGAATATTTGTTTGTGACAATATGGCTTTTGTAGGCGAAATCACCATAATGAGAAAACATACTAAAAATGTATTGCAAGACCTTCAAGATCAGTTAGTAAATGCTCTTTATAGAGCCAACAAAAGCTTTACTGATATTGTTGAAGATACTCGAATAATGAAAGATACACCTATAAACAAAGACGAAGCTTATGAGTTTATAGGCAAAGCTAGAGGATATAAGCTATTATCAGCTAATCAATCCAACGAAGCTTACAAAAACTGGGATAAGCCTCCCTTTGAAGAGTTCGAGAAAAGTAATATGTGGTCTTTATATAATGCTTGTACAGAAGCGTTAAAAACAAGCCCGCCTAATAAAATAATAGAAAAGCATATCGCTCTCCATAAAAGAGCAATGGCATAATTTAATATATGAAGGGTTGGATATTCCTTGTACCAAGATACCACACTACTATTACCTACCTTCTTGGTTTTCCAGCCCTTCGCTTTTTTAATAATTTAACTATAGGAGTATAATGAGCGAAACACAAAACGCTAACTTTGAAGAAATGTGCGATATGTACGCAGTTCTTCGTAATGAAGATATAAAAGGTATGACTGAACAGAAAGGAAGATTTGATTATCTATCTTGGGCAAAAGCTTGGGATCTGGTAAAACAGTTCTTTCCTAGATGTGACTATAAAGTAAAAAGATTTCCAACCGAACTTGGTGGAAATAAGTACTTACTTCCCTATACAATATTGCCAGATGCAAGTGCATTGGTGTTTGTAGAAATTGAAATAGAGGATAGAAACGGTGACACTCATACTACAACTATGGAACTTGCTGTAACTGATAATTCAAATAGATCAGTTAAAAATCCCGATTCTGTTCAAGTTCAAAATACTATTCGCAGATGCCTAGCAAAAGGTTTATCAACTCTAACTGGATTAGGTATAGAGCTATGGGCTGGTGAGGATATTAAACTGCTTGACTATAAGAAAGAAACTCATATCACTGGCGATGATATTATACCCGGAATGGTAACTGGTGAACAAAGTAGAAAGCTAAATGAAATGATGCTTCATAAACAATGCCCACCTAAGAGCAAAGTTATTATACAAAAATGGAAAGATAGTGGATTTAAAACACTTACTGAAACCGAAGCAGCAATCCTTATAGCAGATACTAAAGTTGGAATAGATAACAATAAAGCACCTACAAAGACTAGGTTAGACAAGGTTATAAAAACAGTTGAGGCTTTAAATCTTTCTAAAGAAAAGAATAAAAAAGCTATAGAGTTTTTAAATGGAAATTTAACCAATGGAGCTCTTGACAAATTTGAACAACAATTAACAAAAATGGAGAAGAAATGACTGGTTTTGGAAAAGTAAATCCATCTTCTAATGGGTCTAATGAAGATTGGCCTAAGGGTGTATGGATTAAATACGCTAGAATAACAGAAATAAAAAATACGACTGAAAAAAGTCAGTATGATAATGATATTTGTATTAATGTAAATGCTGATCTACCTGAAGATACTAAATCAAAGTATGGTGTGTATTGGTATATGAACTGCAATCACGAAAAGAATGAAAGAGGTGAAGTCGTAGGTTGGGGTTCTCCATTCGGCGACAACAAAGTTAGAGGACCTTCTAAGAATATTGCAGATTTTCTTACGGTACTTGGTCACGATATTAATGAAAATACTCTGAATGAAAAAAAGGATGGATTATCTGAAGAAACAATTCGTGATTGTATTGGTAGAAAATGTTATGTCATTGAATATGAAACAACCGATATAAACCAAAATGGTAATAATAAGAGGGTTATTCTTCCTTACAAATTTGGAACCTCAGAAGGTGGCATAAAACCTCTTCTTGGGTGGTGGAGAAATCTAAAGAATAAACCTAAAAAGTATAGTGGAAACAATTCTCTTGGGTCTATCTGGAACAGTAAAAAGGTTGAAGGTGAAGCAGATAATCTAATACCTGACCTATCCTAATGGCTTTCAATTTTGCAAGACCAACTAAAAGCGTTGGTTCGAAAGCTCCCAAATTAAGCGTTGAAAATCTTATTATTGAATTTCTTCAACAGCTTCCCCAGGGTACAGTAATAGGCTCTCATCATATACAAATAGATGCTCCTCAATGGGCATATACTACATATAAGAAAAGATTCAATCCCGATACGTTTATGAGAAAGTTCAGAGGGATTAAGAATGAAAAAACTCATATGCTCAAAAACGCAGGTGTTTCTTTAAAAGAAGTGTCGGTATTTAAAGGTGAAAAAAGTTGGGAAATCCAACACATTTCGTAGAAATAGCTTCAGGGCATATAGCTAATAGAGGTCGGGCAGATTTAATTGAGAATTTGCCTAGCCTCATTGGGCTTCCTGAAAATAAACACGAATTGTATCACAGCTGGTATTCTTTTGACCAAGAGGTTCAAAGTCATTTAGATGGTAGAAATTCTATAAGCACCTTTAAAGGCGTTTATTATATTGATCAGATTATTCTAGACCTTGATTATAAAGAAGTGTCTGAAAGTGAAAGACTTCAGGCAATTAGATTCTTTGTAAACACGGACTTAATAGAAGATTTATCAATTAAAGAAGAACATATACGAATTTGGTATAGTGGAACTGGTTTTCACGTTACATTGCCTAATTTGTTTGGATTCACTCCTTCTACTACTCTACCTTTTTCAGTTAAAGCAACATTAGAAGATGTTTTCCCTGATGCTGATAAAATCTATGATGGGGCAAGATTGATAAGGTCGCCTTTTAGCTACAACAAAAAGAGTGGTTTATTTAAAGTTCCATTAACTTTAAGAGAACTGAATACTTTTAGTTTAGATAAAATAAAAGAAAAGGCTTCTACAATCCCCACCAAAATAGATTTAAAGAAGTATGCTTTTAAGAATGTTACTCCCTACCTTAAGAAATACTTAAAGCTTGAAGCTGAAAAAATCTATAAAAGCGCTACTGTTCAAAGGTCTACATTTGATATTGATCCCACTAGAGTGGTTACTTGTATGCAGACTCTTTTATCTAAACCCCCGATTCCGGGAGAGAGAAATGAGTCTATGATGAGGATTGCTGCTTGGTATAGAAGATCAGGTATTCCTAAAGAAACTGTGATTCAAACTTTAATTGGATGGACTGGCAATAAAGAAGAGGCTATAAGTACTGCAAATAGTGCCTACGACAAAGGGTACAATTATTGGTGCAATGATTATATAATGTCTAAATACTGTGATCCAAAATGTATTCATTTCAAACGGAAAGATTATTCTATGCCGATTGAAAATATGAGTACATTAGCTGAAAAGTATAAAGAGTTTTTAGAGTCTGGTATATCAAAAAGTGCTTTTAATTTTAAAGACCTTTACCACACTTGGAACTCTGACTTTTGGGTAATGCCGGGTGAACTTGTAATTCTTTTAGGTGATACAGGAATGGGTAAGTCTACATACTTATCTAATCTCGCTGTTCTCTTAAGAAAGCATAAGATATTATATCTTTCGCTAGAGAATACTTGGCATCTTACCTATAGAAGATTTATCCAAATCTCTCTAGGGTACTCTAAAGATGAATCTAATAAGTACCATAAGGAACTTAAAGATACCTCAACCCTATATGATTCAGTTGATCACATTCACCCAGTTCATAAATGTCCCGATGTAGATAAACTAGAGGAAGAAGTTGCTCGGTTTAATCCAGATATAGTAATGGTTGATCCTACTAATAAAATTATTGTGAGAAATGTTCATAACGAATTTGATAAAATGAATTCTATTGTAACAAGATTGAAAGACATAGCTGTCAATCAAGAATGTGTTGTAGTAGCAGTTCATCACATTAATAAGGAATCAGCTAAAACTGGTTATGTTGATCTTAATTCTGCAAAAGGCTCTAGTACTGTGGTGCAAGAAGCTGATAAAGTATTAACGCTTAACGGAACTAGAATAGAGAGTGAAAGATTAATTACCTCTGATAAAAACAGAGATGGAAAGGGTCTTAAAATAATGTTTACGTTTAATAAAGAACACATGATATTTAAAGAACCCCCTCCCATTGTTCTGCACGATCAGGGATTTAGTAAAGGAACACTATGAAATACTTATTCAAATTAGAAATGTTAGATAATAGTGAGGGGATTGGAGCTAGGCTTGTCCTTTTTACTCTAATAAATATGTTTATTGGGTTTCACAATGTTAATGGTGAGCACTTTAATCTAGGGTTCGGTTTTGGACCAATGGAGTGTAGTCTTACTTTACATAGATGGACTAAGTGGCTACCTTGAGCAACCCAAGTAAACGTAAAGGTAATTCTTTTGAGCGAGAGCTTGTCAACAACGCTAAGGGCTGGGGTTTCTCAGCCCAACGCGCTTGGGGATCTAATGGTCAATCATTAGGACTGCACGAAGAAGTTGATCTAAAGATAGAAGAATATACAGTTCAAGCAAAACGCAGAAAAACACTTCCTAAATACCTAAAGTGTGAACACACAGATATAGTAGCATTTAGGGAGGATCGTGGAGACACATACGCTTTAATGCCAATGGATAAATTTCTTAATCTTTTAAAACAACTCAAGGGATAAAGTAATGGTGCATTCAATTAAAGATGCAGTTGCTTGTGAAGATTGTAATAAGAAGATAACAAAAATAGCAAGATGGATAAGATATGATTGTGATACTGCAGTTGAAGAGATTAAACACTTAATTGAAAAAGCATATAAAAATGATGGGATTCACAAACTTGAATCCGATTATAATTCTGCTTTGGAATTTGCAAAGGATAAATAATAATGGAATGGGTCATAAAGAAAATGTCTAGACGCTCTACAAGAACTTTTAAGCACAGTGCAAATCTTGCTCATATTGAAAGGACATTAAAGTTTTGCCCTAGCTGTAAAATGGTATGGTCAATTTCTTTAAGTGGGTCAGCGATTAGATATACAGATATGCCCACATATGGATTAAACAGAATTATATGCAAAATCTGTGAAAAATAACAACTTTGGGGTTCGCACTTTGAGTAACCTAATAAAAACAATCGTGTTTGGTTGTGGGATTAGTTTTAACAAGTGAAATGGTTGGCGCTGTTGAACCCCAACAACTTTAAAGAAAAAGGAAAATAAATGATCGATATGACAATAAAAACAGAAACAAGAACACAGCAAGTTCACAAATTTGGGATTTGGTTCGAATTAGACGAGATAAAAGAAATTACAAAATCTCTATATCAAACCAATAAAGATGGAAAGCTTGCTGGATTTATGAATGATTTTCATAGAAAAGCCAATGACGCTGTTAATAAGATTGATTCAAATACAGAAAACCTTATTAGCGATAAAGAAATGGTTGAATCTAATCAAGGGGCTTGTAAAGGTGAAAATTGTGACTAAACAAATACAATCACACCACACTAAGGTTGGGTTGTATGGGCTTATTGGGATGTATAAAGAAATGCTAGAAGAAGGCTTGATAGAGAAAAATGGAGCAGCACACACTAGATATAAAAACTTAGTTGGCAAAAGAGAAACCTTTGCTAAATGGAAAAATATTCCAAAGTCTTTAAGAGAAAATATAATCAAAAGGAGTAAAAATGAATGATGTTAGTTGGACTACTTATGCTTATCATATGTTTGTAAGCAATAGTATGGAATGGATTACGATGCTAATGATTGCTATTTGGATTTTTGTTAACACCTACAGAGAGCATCTTAGGCAGGAACAATTAGACAATATGCAAAATAAGTTAGATGAAATATGGGATGGAACTCATCCAAATGGGTGATACTTTCGAATCCTTAAATCCTGAATCATATTACGAAGGGGAATTGGCTAAACTCTCTGGAGAACTTATGAAATCAGACCATATTATAACGAAACTAAAAGAAGCTTTAAAATCAATAAAGCGAGATATAAACAATGTTCAGTCTTTTGAACCCGATGACTATGGACTCAACAAAGTAGCTGAATTAATTAACAAAACACTTAACACATACGGTAATAACTAATGCTTACAATATGGACAATTGCTGAATGGATTGCAAATATTCTTGTTCTTGGTTTAGCATTACTTATTTGGATAGGTGTTTTATTTGGGGGATTGGCATTAATAGTATGCTCTATGACCCTATATGATAGATTAAAAAGGAAATTCCCAGTATAAAGATTTAATGAAGATGGTAAGGAAGTCAGTATGGAGATACGCAAATGGCTTCCAGATTGGAAACTTCTGATGAAAGAGGTAAAAGAAAGGCTCGAATACTTGATTTAATCTACTATTTTGGCAAAGATGCTGAAGAATGGATTGATCTTAAATTAGTTGCAGAAGATAAGGCGATTGAAAGTTGGCGAGGTAAAAACCCAACAGAATATCCGCCTTATCTCTGCTTGGGATGCAATAGATATTGGTGCTATAAGCTAAATGTTCGCAAGAAAAAAGTTGTGGATTATTTAAGTAGAAGTATCTTTGGTGGCATACCATGTGACAAAAAAATATGCGAGGTATGTGATGGATAAAACATATATGTGGCGAGAATATCCATTTATTCGTGGCGATAAACATTATCGTTATCAAACTAACAACCCCGATATACACAAGAAAATGAGACAGAGAAAAGACTTTAAGCTGGTCTTATGGTCTCTTAACTCAAGATTATGGGTTTACGTTTCAAAGAAAAATACGCTCGAGAAAGCTAAAAGAACTTTAGGCAACATAACACGCGATAAAGTAAAAAAAGTGACCTCTAGCAAGCTATTTTATACTGAAAATACCCCATATATAGCTAGCAAATAGGAATTTGAAATGAGCATTATACAAAAACAAATAGATAAAGTAATGGATTCAATTGTTCACGAGTTTAATAAAGATGAACAAGAAGAACACATCCGCTTTTTATTAGAACAGATATATGATAAAAACAATCTTAAAGATTCTGAACAACCAACAAAAATCGAAGAAGATTTTGATTTTATACTTAAAGAAGAACAGAAAGAGGTAAGAGCATAATGACAAATGACAGATATAATAAAACTATAAGAAATTTTTTAGGGGAGTCACATAAAATGGCTTCTGAAAAAAGAATAGAATACACTATTAGCCAAGGTGATAAAGATGTTCACGCTAATTTTAAAAATGTAGGCAATAGATTAGATATTGATCCTAAAAAAGCTATAATGGTTTATCTGTTAAAGCATATGGACTCTATTACTAACTATGTTAATAAAGGTACTGAATATTCTGATGAGAAGATTGAAGGGAGAATATCAGATGCAATTCAGTACCTACTGTTGTTAGTAACATTGATAACAGACGAAAAACAACAAACAAAGGGGATACAAAATGACCCAGAATGTTAAAAACATAAAAATTACATTAGATATGGTAAGGTATTGGCTGGGCTGGAGTGAAAATGAAGGAGCTAAAACACTGCGAGATATTGCTAACAGTAAAAATGAAGATAAACCTTGGACACCTGATATACTATATAATGATATAATAGAATCTTGGAAAGAAAGACCAGAGGATTGGAAAGAGTGGCTATCGGGAGATGAACTTCAAAACCAAAGAAGGGAATTTGAAAAAGATATAGTACAGCATAATGAAACTTTTTAAATGTTCTTGTGCTGGTCCTTGGCAGATGTCTGATCAAGATGCAAGAAAATATCTAAACGGAGTATGTAATTACTGTGAAAAGCCATTCTACGAAATAGACAAGGTTGATAAAATGGAATTAAGGATGGAGTTAAAACCTGAATTAAAAACAGTAGGGCTGCAAGAACAGAAAAAAAGAGAAAGCCTTATTAATCAAGGGTACTTTAATTTGATGAGGACTAAAAAAGAACAGAAAAAAAAAGAGTATTATTCTTATGACGATAGAATGAAAAAAGTGGTTAAACGAAAAAAGAATATAATTATTAAAGACAGACATAAAACACCTGATGTGTTTGAATTTTTAACAAGAAGTAATAAAAAGGATCAGTAATGACAAAAGATAAAAGAATTATACTATATGTTGAAGAAAAGAAATTTATTAAATGGTGCATTGAAAAAAATCCTCCATTTATGAAAGATGCTTTAATCAAAGAAGAGATTCTTTGGAGAATTCACAAATTTAGTATGTTTCAAGTAAACACTACTGATTTAGTTGATCTTTATGAAGATTGGTTATATATGTATTCACCTGTATTGCCTAGTGATTTGTTTAAATTTGAAAATGATGATTTAATTGAATCTGTAATTGCAAATGGTTTGTTAGATATGGAAGGGTTTGGTGAAAAGTATAAAATAAAAGTGGTTCGACAAGGAACATTTGGATACCCAACACAAGAGCAATTAGAAAAAGGAGTTAAGTAAGGTTTATAAAATAAAATCCTCAACATTAGTTGCAAGTAAAGGGGCATAGTGACGTTCTGTAGTAAGTACGCTACTATGTCCCAATAATTTACTTACCTTATATATAGGGATGTCATTCTTTACAATTAGATTGTATCCAAAAGTTCTTCTTAAATCGTGAAACCTACCATCTTTAATCTCCAGTCTACGCAAATTCTTTTTAAACTTCTTAGACATATACTCACCGCTATACTCCCACATCCCTTCTTTTTCAGATAAAATAATTCTAGCTTGTTTGTTTAAGCGAACCAACCTTCTACCTGATTTACCATCTACCTTAAAATATAAAGGCTGAAAATCCCAAGCTTGAAGGTTTTCTAATTCAGAACGCCTTGCGCCTGTGTAATAAGCAAAGTGAATAAACTTTCTAAAATCATCGTGTGTTGTTTCATTTAAGATTAGCTTCATTTCAGCATCATTAAAAACACGGGTTCTAGGTATAGATGATCCTATCTTCTGAAACTTAACTACATTGGTTCGTATGCCTTGTTTAGCACCCCAGTTGATACAACTGTTAACTCTACCCTTCACAATGATTGCAGCGTTCTTGTTTTCAGGTACACCTTTTATTAAAAAATGTCTTAAAGCGCCTTCTGTCATCTTTCTACTATTTTTAGTCCATTCGTGTGGATGAGCTAAATATTCTTCTACCAGCTCCCTAAAAGTATAGTACGCTATTTTTTCAGTAGGATTATAAAGATTGTTTAAAGCTTGAAACTCTAAAGCCTTATGTAACTTGTTAGCTACTTTTTCTTCTTTAGTGTGAGTTGGAAGTGATACTCGCTTTCTATCTATCATTTTACGATAGTATATAAAGCCATTATCATTCCTATATAGGTTAGGTTTTAGCACTTTTACCCCCTTTTTTGGCAATTATTTGGCAACCAGTAAAATTTATCTACTGGTACGGGGAAAGTGTGATTCCTATAAGTTCAGTATTATGTACAGTTACAGATGAGCGAGAGACGAGATTCGAACTCGCGACCCTCACGTTGGCAACGTGATGCTCTACCAGCTGAGCTACTCTCGCAAACTATAACCTTAAGAGGAAATTTCACAAACCCCATACATAAAATTATAGATTATCAGCTGATTTTTACAAATTATTTATCCTAAAATTGGCAACATATTGGCAACCTAGGAGTTATTTCTTCTTTTTATTGCTCTTTTTACGTGACTTAGATTTCTTTTTTGAGGGTCTACCTCGTTTCCTTCCGTAAGTTCCTTTTCCGTGTGGCATTATCTATTCTCCTCTAGGTTAAATTCTTGATTTAAAGTAGGTATTGCTGGTAATAACCCTAGTTTTAAATTTTTTCTGATTGTCTCTTGTGCTGTATTCTCAAACGACCTTAAAACTGGATCAAGTAGATTGCTATCTCCAAACCCAACACCCCAATCTTTTCTTACAGGGTCTTGCAAGCCTTGCACATATCTTAACTGATCTATAATCTTAGCCTTGTCTCGTATTGCGCTTTGTGGAAATAATGCTTGTGTAGATTCTTTGCCTACAATGTCTCCTATCCACTGTGAAGTATATGGAGCTTCAGCTTTGCTTCTTGCCCATCTGCTTATTCGTTCTGGCTTAGCTGATAAGCGAATTGCACTTTGTATTCCCCCTGTTTCAAGAAATCGTTTCTTTACATATTCTGGCATACCTTTAATCTTATCCCAATCAACATCTTCCATTACTGGATTATATCCCGGTTTTGTGTTTTGACCAGACATCTTAACCCAGTTTTTCTGTGTAAAAAGTGGAGCTCCACTCTTATCTAAAACATAAGGTTTTTGGGATATAAAATCTAATAAAGATTTTCCAAACTGTCCTTTTCCTTTGCTTGGCGCCCCTTTATAAATTTTATTTAAACGATCAGCTATTCTACTTAACTCGAAATTCATATATGCTGGATCAGTTTTTAATGCCCCCATAAATTTCATATAATTATTGATAGCCTCGCCTTTCATCTTGTCTGTTATTCCAGCCATACTGGTATCATAAAAACGAATACCACCCGGGGTTAAATCTACACTTAATCGTCTTTCTGGATTATCTCTTACATACCTCTGTGCTCGCTCCCAAGCTTCTCCTTGACTTTTAGCTGTGATCCACTTACTCCAATGCGCAGGGTTTTCAATATCAACATCCGACATTTGAAGATCAATATTCCCAAACATCATTTGTTTTTGTCCCCGTACATTCTCAAGATTTTCTATGCCTCTAATTTCCCCAAATTGATCATAGTCGCCTTGACGAAATATAGGAATTGATTCTGTTCCATATTTATTCGTTAGAATCATATCAACATCAACTTCGTCTAAACCTCTTATCGTACCACCTGACTCAAGTCTAGGCAACCCCATAAGGGGAAGCTTACCTACTTGGTCATCCTTAAATTGTTCAACAAGTTTCGTGTTTTCTGTAATAAAGGTTTCTGGGTTTAGGGGGTGGTTGTTTGGATTTAAGTCTATTGCCTTCGTTGTGTATTTGTCAACTCCTCTATCTTTAACTCTTACAGGGTAGTTTGTATATTGGTAAGGATTTGAACTATATGAATTATAAGGATTACTAACTTGTTGTTTTGGTTTTGGTCTACCAGTTAGTATACTCGCAAGAAGTCCACCTACGGCACCTAATTCAGGATTGTTTACTGCTTCACCTATACCTACCCCTACTGTTTCAGCTATTAAATCTCTAGGGCTAGCTGGTATTAACTCAATTAATCCTCTTCCTTCTGGATTTGGAAGTTCTTCACCTTTACTATCATAAACTATTTCATATTGATTAATTCTTTTCTGTGGAATTCTTTTACCTTGAGCATCAAAATATGGACTTTGTTTTGCAGTTGGCGTTTTAAAAGAACTGGGATCAATACCTATGGCTTTAAATAATTGATTATAAATTTGTCTTTCTCTTGCATTCATTAGATTTCTACCTCAGTTAATTCTTCTTCTGTTTCTTTGCGTGCCTTTTTCATTTTCTGTGCTAATCTATGTATAGGAAAACCAGTCAGTTCTTCTACCCACATTTCAGGGACTTCTGCAGTTCTATATAAACTTCTTGCAAACCTACCAAAAGGAGCAAGTGTCCAAGCTTGATAGTTTAAAAAGGGTTCCCAATCGTTATTTATTAAAGCTTTAGTAGGTGCTAAAACCAACCTTAGTGAAGGACCCGTTATTGTTGATAATGGTGCTAGTGCAGGATGAGGCCATTGGTTAAAGAAAGCCCTTTCTCTCATTTTTTCGTCACCAAATACCCAATCAGCAGTATCTTGCAAATAAGACATAGGAGGTGGTAATGCTGAATCAAAAATTGATGAAGTAAATATATTAGCTAATGCAAAAGTAAGCATATCAAGTGTTAAGATTCTTTGAAGTCTTCTACCCGGAAGTGTGTTCATATCAAAACCGTATGTTGCAGCTCTTTGAAACGCTAGCCTTCTAAATCTTATTGAATTCCAAGCAAAAGGCATAAATCTAGTTAAAATCTTCCCTGTTGATGTTGCTGAAAATGCTGGTCTAGCTGATGCGTGATATAAAAATTGAGTTGCTTTAACACCTTCTGTTGCCATTCTTATTAGATAGGGGTTATCATATTTAAGATTAGGCACTATGTCCTTTAGTATTTCATAGTTAGCTAAATAATGCGAAAGAAAAGAATCTCGTCTTAATATTCTTTCAGATTTTCTCATAAACCAAGCACCACCATCTACGAATGCTTTGTTTATACCGTGTTTTTTAGCAATGTCGTACAAAGATTGATCTGGCATAGAATAATCTTTTCTAACTTCTTCTATAAACTCAGATAAAAAGTTATTTACCTTTTTACCTCTAAACCCTCTTTCAAGAGATGCTTCAGATACAATAAAAGACTCTAATGCGCCTGATTCTTCAGCAAATCTATTTAGCCAAGTAGAAACATTGTCAGGGGTTATTTCAGTGCCATCTTTAAGCTTTCCACCTTTAAAAATATTATACAGAAAAGGTTTATCCTTTGTCCTTAAAAAGTGACGTAATCCATTATTTGATATAGTATTAACATTACCACCTAAAAGATTACCTACTGCTGTTTTTGGGTGTGATAAAAGTGATATTAAAGACCATTTTGCTTCAAAAGCACCAATGTTTTTAACTGCATCAATTAAATATCTTTGACGGGCTTCAGGAGATTTTGGTATATCTGGAAATAACTTTTCTCCAACTCGATTAGAAACAAGTTTATTTAAAAGCTTTGCCCATTGTTGATCGCTAGTCCAAAAATATGCAGTCTTTCTTATCTTTTTTAATCGCTTATCCTTTTTAAGAATCTCTTTAGCATCTTCATATTGTTTTCTATGTTCAGAACTTATTTCTTCCTTCTTTAATATCTTTTCTGTATTAGCTACAAAATCTTGAGTTCTTTTTAAAGAATCTTTACCCAAGCCTATAACATCTGGAGAGAAAATAGATGACTGCCCCATTGCATTTCGAGTATAGAGTTTCATCATTATTTCCCAATCTTCTCTATCTTCTTTTTTATATAAAACATTCTTTTGTGAAAATCTGTTAATAGCATCGTGAGAAACAAGTGCAGTTAAATTCTTATAAAAAGAACTAATCCATTGTGATGAATAGTTCTCTACAACATCGAACTCCAAACTGAAAGCTGGCATAGGAGACTCACCCCTTTCTCTACCGCTGCCGGGTCTACTATTAAACCCTATATCATCTAATGAACTTCTGCTATTCTTTTTACTTGCAAGCCATTTGTAAGCAAATTCTCCAGCCCCTCCATCCTCTAGCGTACTTGAATTAAAACTTCTTTCAAATCCAAGTTCCTGAAGTGCAACAAATCGGTTAATAAACTCTTCTTTGCTTAAATTTCCTTCTAATAACTCAACAACACTCTGTTTGTTTTGAGCAATAAATTGCTTTTTAATTCTATACTTGTCTGTGGATTCAACAACCCCATTTAATAAATCATCTGCATAGCGACCAACTTCAGATCTAAGAAACCCTATCTGATTGTTAATGTACTCTCTTACCTTTGCTCTACTTTGCTTTGTAGACATATGATCCATCTGAGGCCAATAGAATTCATCTACATATCCAATAGAGGTATACGATTGTGGATTGTACTCTCCGTTAGATAATAATGGCTTTCTAACTCTTTCTCTGAACTTTTTAGCTTGAACTGAGTTTGGTTTATACCCTTTTTGCTTTACTCTATTTTCTAAAATTATTTCATATTGTATTCTGTTTAGCAAATCAACAGACAACGAAGAACTATTAATCAATCTTTCTATAATGCTGCCCTTACCAAATGATGCGGGTTGTAATAGCTTTTTTCTTATCTTTTCTAAGTTCATTCTACCAAAGCTATTAAACTCTACAAGCTCATCAATAATACCATATTTGTTTTGAGTATCTACTCTATCCCAAATAGAGTTTCCTTCTCTGTCTAATGCTCTTATCCATTTTTGATAAAACCCATTAAAAAAATCTTGGTGCTTAGTTACAATCCACTCCATTACTTCAGCACCAGTTTTTTCTACAAGTTTTCCACCTTCAGTTATTTTATAAATTTTATCTTTAAGGCTTTCATAAAAAGGTTTGTTTTCTTCCCATAGCTCATTATAAAATTCTCTACGGGCTCTTTTAGACTCTTTACTTCCTTGTTTACCTACAGATTCTCTTTCAGCTAACATCTTTGCTATCGCAGCTCTATGCAATTGTGAAAACTCTGTTGTGCCATTTTCCATGCCCAGTATTTGATCACGCCACCCATAGAATCTTTGTGTGTATTCTTGATTATACTCTTTATCTATATTCTCAAAATTATATATCTGATTAAAAGACTCACTTAAATACTGCATTGTGCTAAATGGAAGTCTTATATCAATAAAGGCTATATCACCGGGTTTATGTTCATAAGGAACAGTTCTTTTGTATACTTGACTTACATCATACTTTAATTGCTTTTCTCCAACTCTTTCAGGAAATAAATAATAGTAAAGTTTTTTAACTCTAGGCGAATTTGATGCTGAAACCTTTGCTCTACGAATAAATCTTTGAAAATTTCTAATATCATCCCAAGTAGCATCAGATACCTTTTTAGATTTGCCAAATGCTTCTAATGTATATCCAGCAAATAATTCTTCGATTCTTACAGAAAAAGGCTCAGGCATACTTTTAAGGTCAGTCATTAAATCTTTTAATACCTGTGGTATATCTTTAGGTATAACATCTTTAGGGAGTTCTTCAATTTTCTTACCCTTAAAGACGTTATCAAAAAATCTTTCAAGAACAACTTTTGTTTCTATTTGTTTTCTAGTTCTAGAACCAGATTGATTAGATTTAACAGTTTCAGGGTATAGTGCCTCTCCTGAGAATTCATTAATTTTGTTAAGGGGTTGGTCACTTTGAATAACATCCCACATTTTACCAAAGCCACTCATAAACTCTTTTTTAATACCCTCAGGAACTTGTTTAGATTCTAATGGAAATCGTGTAAAACTTGTTTTGTTATAGTACTTACTCCAATTTTGCTCTACTGATTCTGCCCAAGCTATAAAATTATCATCTCTCAATTTTGTTTTATCTGGTCCTTCTGTAGGCTTATTCTTTTCTTTAGCAATCGCATCCCTATAAAGCTTTAATGAATGTTGGCTTGAATATGGTTGAGGATATATTGACCCTATCATATAAAAATGAAAATAATCCAATGCTTTTTGTCTGTCTATATTTAATTTTTTAGCTTCTTCGCTTATCTGCCTTTGAAAATCTGCTATCTTTTTATCTACATCATCTGTAGCAAATTTCATAGGATCGTGAGACTTTTTTATTTTTTGAATTCTGTTTCTATATTGAACTTTTGGAATAACTGCAAACTCAGCTAACTTGCCTAAAAAGTCTAATGCTTGTTTTTCTGTGCCTCCACTTTGGATAATTAAATCACGTATTTCTGAACCTTTCTTACCAAGAACAATGGCACTATAAAGATCAATAGCATCGTTAATTAATAATTTAGCTTCCTTTAATGGACTATGTGCCTTGATTACTCCATCTTTCCAAGCTTGATCAAATAATTGCTGATAACGAGGGTCGAGATTTTTATCTCTTCTTAAACCCATTGCTCTAAGATTATTCCCAGAAATAGAGTCAATAGTACGCATTTTACTTTCTTCCGAATCGATAAGATTCATAACTCTTTTTTCCAGTTCAACATAATCCGTTTCTAAGTAAAGCGGAGTTATTTTAAACTTTTTTCTAGCAAAATACTGACGTATTTCAGGAGATTTCCACACTTCATTATAAGCCTTAACAAGTTCTCTCCATGCTTTATTGCCTTTTATGTAGCGAACATCTATACTGCTACCAGCCATTTTATTAGCAAGCCACAATATTGAATTCATTTTGTATTCTTTAGAAGATGCGTTTTCTACTGACCTTTGAACTTCTTCTATACCCCAAGCCTTATCCCTTCTCCAATCTCTGCCATAAAGCTTATTATTTACATCAGAAAGGTCACCATACTGTGTATTTTTAATATCGTTATACTTAAAATCTATTTTGTTCCCTTTAAGGTCTTTGGCGTGGATTATTCTAAAAGCACTTTTTAAAAGAACGTCTCTCATTTCTAAAGCATCCATCATTTCCCAATACTCAGAACTATCAGCAGTTCTTGACGACGCTTCTACCGCCATTCTTCGTAACCCTTTTACTCCATTTAATGTAGCTTCATCTGTTACAAGGGTTACAGTTCCATATTTTTTGCCTTTACTTGAAATCAAATCAAGAGTTATTTTTCCACCATTTTCAATAATATCAGCAGTCATAAAGTTTAAAACTGTTTTTGCATTTACAACTGCACCCATACCTTGTTTGCCATCATAAGATGCAATTCCAGATTTTCTTAAAGCAAAGGGAAGGTATTGACTAACTCTACTTTTCATAAAATCAGGAGCTTCACGTGTTCCAAAATCTTTATTTAAGTCTGGTGCTTTATTTTCCCAAGTAGCTTTTTTGCCATTTATATCAACAGAAAGCTCATCTTTATTTTTTCTAATTGTGTCTCTAAACTTTTCGGGTAAACCTTGATATATAAATACTTTATCACCATCTACGTCCATACCATCTAAATAGTAATGATCTTCGGGGTTTAAATAAGCTCCATAATCTTTGTTTTTACCATTATTTTTAACAAATCCGTCAAATGTGAGCATTCGAGTGCCACTAACTGCTGGAGATGGAACTCTCATTACCGCAATGTCTAATAAATCATTTTTAATAGTTTCAGTTTGTGTCTTAAGGGCTTCAAGTTTTTTCTTATCCTTTTTAAGCTTGGGGTCCTTAAGTTTCTCTAAATTAGATTGATATTTTTTCCACAGACTTTTTAAAGTCTCATTTTTCCCCCAACTAACAGGAATATCAGCATCCTCACCTAATTTAAAAGTGCCTTTTTTAATCGCTCCGTGTTTTATTTTAGTAACTGGATCAACTCCAGCTCCCCACATTGCACCTGAATATTTCCACTCTGGGTATAAATACTTATTTTTTCTGTAGCGAAGAATCATATCTTGATAAAGTTCAGGCTCTATCATTGTAATAATAGGATTAAAATCAGAATAGTTTGCCCATTTTTGAAGTCTATTTACATAATCATTAAGCTCAATAAGACTATTTTCTTCACCAAAAGTATCGGAAACTTCTCTAAATTTTGTTTTTTTAATCATCTCCATTAAAAGTTTTCTAAACAGAGGATGACCGGGATTGTTGACTAGATAAACAAATTCTTTATCGCCAATATCTTTTATTCTAAAATTATCAGGAATAGGGTTTTCAGGATTTTCAGATAAACTTCTAACAACTCTATTTGCTTCTGTTTTCCCCTCTATGTTGGGAGCAAAAGCTTCATTCATTAACGAGTCAAAACCTTCCCTAGAAACCTGTAGAGAGTTTAATAACACGTGGAACTGTTTTTTAATTGTTTGAGTTTCTATAGAGTGAGAATCTTCACGAACTCCATAGTCTATTCGCAAATCTTCCATTCTAATCTTAATAGCTCTTGGATTTTTAACAGTTTTATTTGTGCCTCGTTTTTTGAATTCATACTTAACTGAGCCATCTGGGTTTTTAGAAGCTAATCCGTGATAAATCTGAGTTCCTTTTGGCATAGCTTTGGCGGCACTAAGCATTACAATTGCTCTGTTTGGCTTTTTTAAAGCAACGTCATATTCGGCTTTTGAAGGATGAAAACCGCCTTTAAATAAAAACAGTTGACCATTAACCCAAGCGGCAATAGTTGGCTTTATTCTAGAAGTAGTAGGGTCAAACCCATTTGCACTCAATATCTCGTTATAAAGCTCCGTAGGAAGTACTCCATAACCGTCTATTTCACTCTCATATAAGCGTTTTTTACTTAAGGTCTTACCATCCTTTGTTGTGTAAAAAAACTCGTGTTCTATGCCTTTACTATTTGTTTTATGCTGACCGCTAGGAATGTCGTCAACTATAACCATTTCAAAGTTAGGGTACTTATCAATTATTTTTTGAGATACCCCAGTAGCGGCAATTAAAGTTTCTCTTTTTACTCTATCTTGAGCATTTTTAAATTGAGCAAAAGGTTCGTACAGATAGTTCGATAATAAAGCTTTTTGATAAATATCATAAGCCTTTTTAAGAGTTTTAGTTTTTGCATTGCTCCCTGCTCCAAATTCTTTGTTCCATTCTTTAAAATCTGCTTGGATAAATTCACGAGTTCTGGGGTCAATTTTCATTAACTCTGAAATCATTTTTTCCCATTCTACAAGATTAACAGTCCAAGCTCTTTTTCCACCTACATTTTTAGACTCAATTGCTTTAGGGTGATAGGGAAACTTTCTTTCTACTCCTTTATCTTTTTTAGGTATTTTATAATACTCATTTACCTCATTTGTTTTTTGAGTAAGATTCCACCACCTTTTGCGATTCATAACCCTAGTGAACTTTTTCTGCACTCTATCATAAATTTTATCATAAAGATTGAGAATTTTATCACCCCACTTTACTGTCTTTAATTCTTGAATCTGATAATTTGGAGGTAATGTCTTTTGTGAGGGTTTTTTGCCTTTTTTCTGGGATGTTCCGGGTTTAGAATCTATGAATGTATTTGTTGCCTCATCGTAGGTAATATTTTTTGCATTGGCATATTCTATTTTTGAACGAACCTCATCAAAGCCCTTTATATCTTTTCGTATAATATCTTTTCCAGCATCGGGAGAATATTGAGATGTTGAAATCCAATTCAGCCACTCTTGTTCAATATCGTCACTTGATCTTTTTTTTGTTGGCTTTTTTGGTGGCTTTAAAGGGTCTTCTAAATCTTTATTTTTTAAATGGATTTCATCTGGTGCTGGTGGTTTATTATCAGCTACTCTTCTACCACTCAAGTCGTGAGTTCTAATCTGGACTATCTTATTACCTACGGGGTCATAAGAAATTTGACCATGCAGTTTTTCTTCAGACACCCTATTAAAAAACGATTTTAACTCTCTTTTTGTTTTATTTGTTGCAACATATTCAGGGTAAGAAACTTCTATTTGACTAAAGAACTCTTTAAAGGATTCTCTGTTTTTTCTAGACTGATTGTAAATACCAATAATATCATTAAGAATATCCAATTGGGGTTTATCAACTTTTAAATTAGACTCAATCTCTGTAAGCATATTTCGTATATGTACAGGAGCATCAATTTCAAGCTGATCTGATTTTGGTCTATCTAAATTTAAAATGTCACGAGCTTCTTTTAAATCCATAGTCCTATCTTGTTCGCCACTAATTACCTCATATATGATATTTACATTGCCTTTCTTTATTTCTTCTCTTTGCTCTTTTGTTAACTTGTTATAAACAACATCACTAGCATTAGAAATCTTTACCTTAGAGCCATTTATCTTATCTGTAATCTCAGCGGCTATATTTCCAATCTGCAATCTTTGGTGCTCAGCGTCAATATCATCTAAGGTTCTAATCTTAGCTAATGTTTCTTCCTCTTCAGATAGTTTATCCTTTTTACGTTCTTCTAAAAGTTCATTTCTACGCTTTGCAAAGTTTTCTTCTTTAAAATGATTTAAGTATTCAGCTTTCATTAAAACTGATGCAACAGATGCGTCATCTTCTTTAAACAGTTCTAATTGCGGATTGTAATACTTAAATCTTTCACCTATGCTCTTTTGAAAATGATTTGTAACATATTCTTGAGCAATGGGGTCGAGGTTTTTGTATTCTTCTGTATAAACCATTTCTCTCTCTTTACCAAAAAGCTTATCTCCGTAAAGATGATTTTCTTTATTGTAGAAAGAATCTATATATTGTCTTCCAGATTTAACTTTAGCATTTGGGTGCTTATAGCCAAAAAATCCGCCTAATAAATATTCATAAAGCTGAACAGATGTTGGTGCGCCTTGAGCAGTTGCCATTCCACCCTGAACTGCTGACCCTAGTCCAGCTCTAACAACCTTATTCCATATAAAATCTTCAGCACCTTTGCGAACTGCAGGATTTGCTGAATTCATCATTTTGCCCATATTAACAAAGTTACCGATTGATCCAAATGCTCCACCAAATATTGCACCATGAACATAGGAATCCATCACCTCGTCAGTACCACCCCATACGCTACTAATTGCAGATGCTACACCCAATTCTTGAGCAGAAGTAGCAATATCAGCAATTACATTACCCTTTTTTAAATACTCGTCTACATTTACACCAGCTTTGGTTAAGCCTTTATATATGGGTTTGTTTATTTTTTCAGCAAGATAGAAAGGAACTGATTTTCTATTAAGGAACTTTGCAGCAGTCCCAAATGCCTTAACACCAGTACTTTTAGCCGCAAATCCTAGAGGTCCTGAAAGAATAGCTGGAGCAAAGCCTATTAAATGCCCCATACTGTGTGCGATTTGACCCGCTGAGCTTGTAGGCTCTTCAGCCCATCCTAATGTAGTAAACCCTGAAGATACACCTGATAAAAACTGATTAACTAAACTGTCTTGTTTGTCACCTTCAGCCTCTATATTTCTTTGGAACGGAATATCAAATTCTTTAGAGGATTTTTCTATCTCATCTACAAAGTCATCACCAAATATATACGGATTTTGTTTATATACAGATATATAACGCTGTAACTCGTATTGGTTCATATATTGTTATTTTTCTAATTGAGCAATTCTTGCTTTTAGAATATTAGATAGTGTTTTTTGCTTTAGTCTGTACTCGTCCCTGTTTGGCCCCCAAGTTGGAAAATATTTGTATTGCTGACCAAGATGCATCCCATACCCCAAACGGACATCAGCCCGCAAATCTTTTCTCTGAAGCTGTTTATCTGTTGGAATAGCAGCCAAACCTGTGAGTTTTATATCATCTTTAGAACCACCTTTTCCATAAGCCAACTCTTTAAGAGCTGCAAGAACTGCTAATCTTTTAGGGTTGTCTTTTTCAAGAACGCTAACTATATTGGTAATTTCATTCCAATGTTGGGACTTCTTCATAAGTTCATTTAGCGCATCTTTTTCGCTAAATCCTCCGAACCAAAAACCCCCCTTCTCCTCTGTGACTCTAAATTTAAAAGGGTCAAAGACATAAGCATCTGCCACTTTTTTCTTTTCAATTACACTTTTTACAGTATTTAGCCCCGTAAATTCTTTTATCGCTTGATTTACTTTTAATTGATTAGAAAGCTCTTGCAAGGTAACGTATCTTTTATCTTTTATATCTACTTGTACTTGAGGAGGTAATTCTGGATTTCTTACATACTTACCACTTTTATCTTTTACAACTGCAGGCGGAAGTGTGATATTACCTTCTTTGTCTACGTTAAATATATTAGCGCCATAAGTATTAATACTTTCAATACCAAGTTTCGATTTTCTAAAGTTATCATTTCTAATATTTGCATTAATCGCTTCTGTTTGCAAAGTCTTTTGATGCGCCAAAACGTTTGCTCTGTGTTCTTGCCTAGCTGTTTTTTCAGCTTGGGCAAACTCTATCATTTTTTCTCTGTGTTCCCTAGCTGCTGTTTTTTCTTCTTGAGCAAATTGTGTCGTTTGCTTTCTGTAGGCAGAATCTTCATCAAGCCTCTTTTCTTGAAGTTTTAAAGATTCATCTCGATACCTTTGATCTGCTTGTAACTTGTCAACATTTTGTTGAAGTTGCAATCTGGCTTGTATTGCTTTTTGAAATCTATCACTCTGACCCCAAGTTGGTCTAAAGTTACTTCTTTGTTGTCCCGGTACTGTCATCGCCATAATCGAATCCTTTTATTTATACTTTTGGAGTTTCAAGATTTAAGTCATTAACCGCTCGGCTTGCTAATGAAGCTGGAATACTGGCACCTCCCGTTAAGAAAGCCGCTCCAATATCCCCCGCCAATCCAAATGCACTGTCCCACCAAGCTGACTTAGCATCTCTGTTAGCAATGTCTTGATTGTAATTAGCCATAGCAAGATACTGATT